GCCCTTCACATAAATAATTCCGGTATATCGGCCTTGTAATGATTTGAGCGTGCTATCCAACAAGAAACACACTTGGTTCCCCGCAATGGTAAAGGCCGGATAACTTACAAAGGGAATAAGATCGCCATCAGTATCAGTGTTTCCTGATCTTGCTACCTGCATCTCAATATCAAGAATGGTGAGATTAGGGCAGTCCACACAATCCACGCAGTCAGCGGAGCATCCACAAGAGGAACAAGAGCACGGCACATTGGTCTGGGATAAAAATCCGCACACCTGAGCAATAGAGCTATTAATCTTGATGATCCTGGTCGCTCTTAGCATTACACCCAACGCTCCGTTTTCATCATCATAGGACCCGATGTAAAGTTGAGATCCACTCCCGTTCTGGCGCGCGCCACGCAATTCCGATATTTAATCTCAAACTCTTTCGCCATCGGTGGAGAAAACCATGCAGTGTTTGGCATCATCAGCAATCGATAGATAGCGCCTGCCGCGATCCCCTCTGCCCATAGTTCATAAAGCATCTGGTCCAGCACACAACTATCCTGCTTAGGCAGGACAATGAACTCCACTTGTAACCCACCCTCAATATCTTGAGAGGGGGGAGAGTTCAGGATAATCGTGTTTGGCTGTTGGACATAGAATTGGTAAGGACTAAAAAAGCACGGACGACGATTTTTTGTAAGAGAAGGTTGATACTTCCACGTATTTTGAACAATCACCTCAAAAATACGCACAATATCGTAGTCACATTCCGTCTCTAGCTCATATCGGGTTACATTCTTTTGCAAATCCAATACGTTTTCATCATGCAAACATCCGCTCCGGCGGCATAACTCAATGGTTGCCAACCGAATATTATGCAACATGATTTCATCTGGTGCGCCACGTACATAAGGATGTACGTATGGCAGGAGTGCATCCCACGAAAGACAATGGTTAGGATCGATATAGCAGGCCATTATCGTCTAGCCGCCGATGGGTCTTTATCGCCCTTTTGGCCCAAATAATACCCACTATTAAACAAACTCTCTTGTTTATAGTTGACACCCAACATTTGATAAAAATGATTCCGATTGGATTCCATGTGTCGTGTTGACGTTGGCGATTCCGTGTCTACAGAGTAAGCACGCATCAACATCCATGCAATCAAGGCATTTTTATATTTTTGATCTAAATCAATCTGTGTATTTAAATTGCCAATAGCATAAACTGGCGCATCTTTCACCGCCGTGATAGACACTTGTGGTGTAGCCCACGAAGGAACTTCTGGACTCACGTAAAAAATACGTGGGTTACGTGCATCGTAGGCATACGTGCGTATGCGATAGTTTTCAGCGCCCCCTGTCGGCAAACAAGGTTTCTTAAAAAAAGTCCGTAGAACAGAAAGATCACATTCTACAATTGGTGCGTTAGCACATGGCGTCGCGCCCACATTGTAGTCTACAGACTTCAAAAGCGAATACCCTGCTGGCAATTGCTGCTGGAATCCAGGGATGAGGGTAATGGTCAACGTAGTATCAAACGCATCTGGTCGATACGTTCCAACCTGCACTAATGCATCATTCAAAAAAGTAATTAACTCTGCCTGTGTCCAGCGAGCGTAAGTAAATCCAGGCTCCTGGTCATTAAGCTGAGTGGATACCTCAAGAACAAGTTGGCCAACGGTAATGACCATAATCGTCTGTTATTAAATGCTGGTCATAAGAGGTGGGTTCGGATCAGCCTTTAACTTCTCCACAACAACCTCTTTACCGCCTTTGTAAACAAAGGGAGTCATATCTTCTCGTTTCTCAGTAATGGCGTGCCATGGATAAATACGGCCAGTTATGGATTGACGCATATACTTGCCACCTTCACCTAACTTTGTTTTTGTATCGATCATTATTATCTCCTTATAAAGGCAAGAGGGTGCTTTCACACCCTCTGACTATTAACTACAAATTACAGCTTAGGGAATGGTTCCGATGCCCTGAAATAGAAAAACACAGGAGTAACCGAAAGCACTAACCCTTTCACTCCAGTAGGAGGCACCGTATCTAACACAACATCCAAAATATCTGGATCAGTCATATACATAGGCAACCAATCCGCTGCTCCCGTGATAGAAACGAATCCACTGGAGGCCGTGCCAGTGCTTTGTGCAGCCAAATAAGTAACAGCGGCATCTCGCAACCTAACGGAAAAAGCCCCGCCAGTTAATGGTGAGTAAACCCGCCATTGGAACCCAAGGAACAAACAATACGCTGGAACGACAGCAGCCCCCAAAATATCCCCGCTCACAAGCGGGGTAGAGGCCAACGTGGTATCCACAAAATACCGTAGTGCTTCATCTTTACCAGTAAAATCAAAAACCCGTTCAGTGCCAAATGCCATTGGTTGTTGAGCAAGCGCAGGCTGATATGGGAATGTCAAGCTAAACGGAGCCGATGGAAGCATTGCAAAATCTGCATTTTGCGGACGATCCCCACCCAAATAAAGTTCATAAAGTGCCATTGTAAAATTCTCCTATTGATTAATTGAATCGAGCGTACAAACCAGCAAGTGCCTTGTTATAAAGCACTTTATGCCCATACACTGCCAATCCCTGAATGGCTGCACCAAAGGTATTATCAAATTCTCTGTATCGGACTTCATCAATCTGAGAGGCAAAGGCCGTTGCCATTTTTGCTCCGGCAACAATCTGATAGCAGTTGGCACTCACTACAGGATCAAATACCTGTGGGAGGAAGTTTGAAACGTAAACGGTGAAACCTGCGACAGTTTCCCCAGGCAACCGCCCATTTAAAACGATTGACTGTCCCGTGCCAGCAAAATAGGCTGCACGTAAATCACTGTTTAAAAGTGCATTCTTACCTAAAACGGGCAAGATCACAAAACGATCATCAGGCGGTATGCACTGTTCATCAAGCACACTTTGCAAATCCGTTAATACCCGAATGATATTCGTCGAATCGACTGGAACAGGATTTCCAGGAACCCCTAAATTAAAACTTCCCGATTTAACGCCAGCATTGGCTCCCGAATTTGCCGGATCAACATCTGCGTACATGTTCGCCAATAACTGAGTGTCAATATTAACCGCTAAATTATAAGGAGCTCTCCTTAAAATCCCTTCTTTAATCCTTTCATAATTTTGAATCTGCTTCATATCAATTCTGTCAAATTTAACGCCGAATTGAAATGCCTTATCAATTACCATTTTAACAGGGGATAAGGTAACAGTTTCATTGATGATCGCACCACCCTTCTCATAGGGGTGGATATTCACATCGGGCTCGTGGAAGAATACAAGTTCATCTCCCCACTTTTCTAACGTTCCAGAATATTCCGTTGTGGAAATTTCTTGATAAATCGTTCTACATTTAAAATTTTCTAGTAGTCGATCACTAAATTCTGGAGTGATAATATTCCCACTATATTGGGGATAATTCGGTGCTGCTGGAATTGCCATAATTTAATCTCCAAGATAAAACTCGTTATAAAAAACTTAAAAAAAGTTAGTTATTCCGAAGCATAACCTTGGCAAATTATGTTTCCGCATTATCCATTAACCCTGAAATAATTACCTAGAATAAAACTCTTAGGTTGATTAAGTTTGGGCTACAAACAAGCCGAACAGTTAGCCATGTTGCACTTACAAGAAAACTTTTATATCAACGCATTAAGCGTTTTCATCCACTAAATTTGCTGCTAACGCAGCATCGTACTTTTTCCTAATTTCCAAAAATTGCTCTTGTCGCATTTTGCCAAATTCAAAATCTTTTCTTGCTTTCAAGAACTCAGATTTTGGAAATTTCTTGGGCGATCGAACGGTATTCGATCCCACCCCGTTCATCACGGGGGCGGCCATTGATGCTAGGCCATTACTAGCCTGCTTCTTTGACTGCTTAAAATCATTGAATATCTGAACTACGGTTTGCAGATCACGCTCTCGACACGCCAAGTTAAGCGCATCACGGGTAGATGCCTTTACATACGGGCCTAATTTTCTATCCAAGAAATCCTGAAAATCATTGTCGTATGCAATCTCATCATGATCTGGCACATTGAGTTTAATCACCGTGCGAAATGTATTCTCATCGGTATTTGCAAACGAAGTGGCAAGATTTTTATTGGTTGCACGAAGTTCACTAATTTCTTTAGTGAGCGGCTCTGCATATTTTTGAAACAATTGCTTTGCTTCAAGCCTCGCCATTTTTTGGATAAACGACTTAGAGCTACCGTACACTTCCTCTTCTTCAGGCGTGAAGGTAATTTCCTCGTCCTGCTCAATAGGAGCCATCAGTTGCTTGGTCGTTAATTTTGACTCAAGTTCCTCAAACTTCTTTTGCCATTCCTGTTCTTTGGCTCGCAACTCTTCTATCTGAGCAGTAAAAGCACGCTTGTCTTTATCTGCCTTTTTAATCATCCCTTCGTTGGTTTTCCAACGATGCTCGAAATCTTTTGCTAAGGCTTCCCAATCGACTTCCTGCGTAGGAGTTTCCGCAGAAACTGCCTGCTCACTAGGAATCTCTTGATTAAGCGCTGTATTTTCTGAGCCATCAGCAGATAAATGAACTTCATTATCTGGCTGCTTGGCTGCATAAAATTCACTTTGCATACTTATCTCTTAATTTTTAATAGTTAACATTTTAATTAGTTCCTCTAACTCTCTGGCTTTACCCTGATGAAGAGGAACCAATTCCAATCCTGACTTCACTAGGCTGCATTTTGTTTCTTCCAGCCTGCGAACCAAGATGTCCTTTATTACACCGCATTCCTTCGTTCGAGTGAAAAAATGCAGTAATTCTTTTTCATTCTCTGTTAATGAGAACATATTACATGCAGGTAGGGCACTTACCTTTCCCTTTCATTTTCCCACTTTTCATCATGCCGCCAGTGGTTTTTGACTGATTTGACTTAGTAGGAGATTTAGCCCACATCGTGGGGTTAAATCCAGCGGTTTCAGTTTTTCCACCTTTACTTCCCATACTCTTTTTCATACATCACCTCTATTAGTTAATATTTAAAACACAACATATCAAATTCATCTGCAATACAAGTAACATACCCAAGTTCACCATTAAGCCTAAACTTATAATCCCCTGGGATTGCAATAACAAATAAATTATTTTGTTCATTTAATTGCCATTTCAAACTATTATAAATTACTTGAGTTTGCAAATTAAACTTTGTACAGAATTGAAGTATATCAATTGTTTCATTCGCAGACAAATTATAAGCTCTAACAACAAGAGGCTTATTTATAACGGGAATGATATGGGAAACATTGCTGTGGCTAGATGGATCGAAAATAATTCGATGACTCCCTGCCTCAGGAGTAATGGAGCCATTTTTATTGGCTCCATTTAATAGTTTCCCTGTCATTACATTCATGTGTTTATTTCAAATTCAACATTTTTATCCAACCCAAGATCGGATGTTTCAAAATAAACAACAACATTTCCAGCAAATGGAGCGTCCGGAAGTAATTTATATAGCCCTTCTATAACCTCAACAGCCTGGTTATTGTCTTTGGTTAGCGTTACTTGATTCCCTTTCCTATATAAATCTGTATATAAATCGTAGGTGGGGAGGCCGACCCTTTGTTGAAATTTAACCACATCGGCAGGGTCTTCTATGTGTGCGTATAATCTTACAGCTTTGTTAGCAACAGAAAATGAGTCGCTTTTTACTAACTCAGGATTAATAGTATTAATTAAATATCCTTTATTATCCATTTTCGTCTACCCCTTTTTTAGATGATTTTTTGTTAAGTTCTTTAGTTAAAGAATCTACTTTTTCAGATAATTCCTTAATAGCAGAAATCATTATTGGAATCAAGCGCTCATTGTGGATAAATTTATAATCGCCAAATCCACGATTTACATTTTCCAAGAATGTTGGAAACACTTCTTCTAATTCTTGAGCAATCAACCCATGCTGCTTACGATTAAGCTCCTCTCGAAGAATATTAATGTTGCCTTGTTTAATCGCGTGTTCATCCCAGTCAAATGTTACTGGACGCAGTTTATTGATCGCCTCTAAACCAGACGTGTAATTCTCGACATTCTTTTTGAGGCGTTTATCCGAAGGGCCAATCACGCCGCCCTGAATCACAGAGCCAGCGGTGACTAATTGGGTTTGTGTGTTATTACCTAAGATAATTTGATCGTTTTGAGTGGCTTGTAACCCTACTCCCAGAGGGTCTTGCCCAATCACAATGGTGTTATAAAAGGTTTGATTTTTACCAGCGGATTTACCAATAAAAATTCCATCTGAAAATGTTTGTGGGTTTGGATCAGGCGGATGTTGTCCAGAATAATTAATGTTTAATCCGGCTTCGTAGCCAATTGCTACAGTACCAAATAGAGATTGAGTAGATTTACCCGAAGAGCTTCCTATATATACACCAGTTCCAACATTAGTAGCATTTTCTATTGAATTATTACCAACCGCAACACCAAAACCAATTTGGGCAGTTTTCCCGGCCGAGTGCCCAATAATAACAGAACCAGTATTAGATCCGCTGTCATAAGCGGCCTCATAACCTATTACAGTGCAGTTAGTTAATCCTGTTGTAGAATATCCGGCTGATTTTCCAATTACGACAACTCCACCGCCTACAATAGCCGCTGCACCGCCACCACATGATGAATCTCCTATAACAATTGACCCATCCCCTAAAGCGATAGCTGGATTTGCCGCTAAATTGCCAATACAAACAACCCCAACGGGATTGCCTAAACTAAATCCTGCCTGACGCCCGACAAAAACATTATTTGCTTGTCCTGCCGATCCTGCTCCTCCAGCTTGGTACCCAATACTTGTGTCACCTTGTGCCACCGCAGTGCCAGATAAAACTCCAAGTCTAGCATTTTGAGTTGCCCCTCCAGTGGCATTTACAATGTATTTTAATACACCAGCACTAATTAATTTATTAGCAGGGGCGCCAGCTTCTTCCTCTGCATTCGTTGCTAAATCACCGGCAATAACATAAGGCGTGGCTGAACTTCCATTTCCTGTGACAGAAATACCAGCACCAGCAGTAATGTCAACTAAGCCGCCAATCGCTGGAGAATTTGGATCAATGCCTACAACATAAGGATCACCCCCCGTGCCTGTGCCTGTCACGGTGATAGGAGAATCCCCATTGATAAATGTATTGGACTGACTACTAATACTGGCTGCAATAGAGCTTAACGCAGCCGCAATTTGTGAATTGCTCTCATGCGTCATTTCACCAGGGAATGCTTTCACAATCGTGCTGGTATAGTTACTACTCCCCGTGTACACCAGCGCATAACGGCCAGGCATATCTAACCGATACTTTGTCAACGTTTCGCTTAACGTGATCGGCCCATTCACAGGGCAATAATCTGCGTACTGTTCATTCGGTGACACATTGGTCACCATTTTAATTACAAAGGTGTCCAACGCACTTAAGTTAAAGCACCCAATGTAAACAGGGTCTTTGTTCACTGAGAACGTAGGTGATGTTGCACTTGTACTGTTAGAATCAAATAAAATTTGTTCCTTCTTTAACTCAGAAGGATTATTATCTGCACTAGGTGCAGCATGTGATACATGGTTAAGCATAATTACACCCCTCGATTCTCAAAAAAAATAGCCATTACACAATCACGAATTCGGCAAAACATTTTCCACAAGTTTATATCCTTCATAGGGATAAACTTCCCTACGGGATCATGCCAAAACAATGTTTTCCCTACATTTTCGTGACGCCTACCTTCGTGGTTGAAGGTATATTCTCTTGTTCCAAACCTTACTTGTATCCTTTGCGTACTTTCGCAAATAAAAACCACAACCCCTGCGCCAAAGTTAATTTCGTATACAGATTCGCCAATGGAAATAGGCTCATTGTGGAATAACACTACAATGCCCCCTGCGGTAAATTGGTTGGGCCTGGACTATTCATTAATTGTGGTGGAATGGATTGCTGAGGAAATGGCATTGGCGCACTTCGACCGTCCAATTTCGGCATGGGCATACTGGTTCCATTCTCCAATGCCTGATTTGTCATGGCGCCCCCCAATGCTTGTTGTAATTGCATCAGCCTGTCTGGATCATCAATAATGTCATCCGCCGGCCATCCAGATAATTTAATGACCTCCCTCAACATCCTCTGAATCCCCGAAGGTTTAAAGTATTGTTGATAAGGCAACATGACTTGAAGTATCTCGGTCGCTTTGGAACTTGCCATCTCCCGTTGAAGCAGCCCTGTAGCGCCACGAGCAACAACTTGCGCATCACCCTTAATATCCTCATCCTCGTCGTACAGCATGTTCATGTTGTAATAAAAAGTCACAATGTTCTCTATGACATCTCGGTCAATGTTTAAAATGACATTCTTTATCCCTTTTGCGGCATTACCCATCATCATTTGCAAACCGCCCATCGTGCGGCCAGCGCCAGATACTTGCGGGTTCCCTAATACATAAGCAGGGATGCCTGATAAATCATCCGCCATCACAATAAAGCGATTCATAATTTGCTCTAATTGTGGAGCAATATGAGGGACCGTGTTAAAAAGGAATGCGGGCTTACCGCTCCCCATTGGGTCAGAATCCACGTGATAGACACGGTAAGGAATAATCTCGTCAGGCACTTCACCTTCGCCTAAACGGCTCACATCCACTTCGGTAATAGGACCGGAGGAATAGCTCATGTTTCGAGCAATCGAACGTGCGGCCGAATTTGCCATGCGCTGCACACTGTCCAAAATGTCTCGTAACCCTTCACCCCAAAGACACCCAGGCACTTTAACAAAGGAGGTAGCGAATATAGGCCGTGCGGCTAACGGATAAGGATTCAGTACCGCCTTCACGGTCATGTTAGCAACCGTCCACACTTCTACTTCGTAGTATTTTTGTGGATCGTCTACTAATACATTATTCTCTATTAACAACTCTCCGCTAACTTTTCCATTGTAAACAAGTACATCAATGGTGTTATTGTTTTCTCTAGTTTCTATCTTTTTATCTTCTAGGCGGTTACGTTCACTGTCCGGTGATAACTTTTCCTTGTAACCAATATCGCCATATCGTTCGATAATGTAACGAATCGTTTCATCATTAAACCCTTCCACGTCCAACATTAAATGAAGTTGGTCAGGAGAAATCGACATGCGTTCAATAAAATATCGACACGTCGATGGATTTTCTGCGTCCATCGAAGGAAACGCATCAAATGGGCTTATACGTCGAGAAACATAAATAATTTTGTCGATTTCTTGAAGCTGTTTACCGTCCCACTGCAAGCGTCTTTGTCGCTGAATAACGGGCGAGCGGATAAAGGCCGTGGGGAATGTACACAAATCGTCAATGAACTTGGCAAACTCGGTACGCCATCCACCCTCGGTAAGCTGGTCGTCGATCTTTTGCTCCATGCGACCAGCGGCGTCTTGAGCCTTCTGGTTCACATATTTCATTGCCGCGCTTTTTAACTCTTTAGCGCGATCACGGACATTTCCAGGAATCCCCATTTGCTCTAATTCCATTTCGAGCGCATCGACCACTTGATCTCGCAACCAAAGTGGCAAATCAGGAATAGGGGTGTGCGTCAGTGTCCAAGGCTTATCAATAGAGTTGAGCAGTATATCGTTGACCCATGAGGTACCCGCTCGTGACTTTAACGCCGTGATACCGAGATAAATATTGATCCCATTGATTAATGCTTTATCTTCGGGGTCATATTCACAACGACGAGCACGCAATGCGCTTAATAATCTCTCTTCCACGCCAGAAGAACGGCGATAGTTATCCGCATCCGTAAAGTCAACTCGGACTTTTCTGGCTAATGAATCCTCTAGCTCCGAAAATTCAGGAGTTTCAGAATCATTTTTTAGTAGCGTATCTAAGCTGTTCACGTAACTCTATGCGATTTTGCAAATCCTGAATCTCAATGCGACATGAGGCGTATGCCTCAGCCGCTTGTGGTAATTTTTCATTAATAAGCTCATCTTTTGTCTCACTTTCCAAATCAGGGAATGGCATGACTAGCCCCGCTCGTATCGGAGGCTCGAACAGGCTGATTTGAGGAAGCGGTTTTGGGCACGCCATTGGCAATCTGGGTGAGACGTGTGAGCAAGCGTTTATGCTCATCAGACAGCTTATTAGAATCCATTCTTTGATGTGACAAAGATTGTCGTACATTATTTATTTTATTCCTTGTATCTATAATTTCTTTATTTTTATCTTCTATTATTTTTTTTTGCTTTTCATCTAATTCTATTTTTTTATTATTTAATTCGTTTAATTGTATACTATAATAGGAAAAATTTTTTTCTGTCTCTTTTATGTATTCTTGATACTCTTTAAGTAATACATCATAGCGATGTCTTTCTTCTTTTATTTCGACAGACGCTACTTTCCATGAGTATATTTTGTATACAGAAAATCCGCTGCATACTACCCCTAGCATAAAACTAATAAACAAATTATAAATGTTATTTAACATTATTTAGTCTGCGCAACCACATAAATTGTGCTTGGTGAAGCAGTAACGCTTTTAGTAAAAACATAATTAAACCCCGCAAGCAACCCCACTGATGGCCTACTTGCATTCAAGTTAATAATGTTACCAGCTAAGTCAGTTACCTCGTTTCGCTCTCCATCTAAATCTATTTCCAATTTCACAGTTTCTAATCCTGTTAATTTAGTTGCTGAAACAAGTATAGTTTCATAACTTATAGTTTCAATCAAAGGAGTTGATTTTGCAGCCGTTGTGGGCTCAAATTGTCGAAATATACTTAACATATCAAGACGATACTTTTGCTAGTTCAGAATCAATTTTTGCTACATCATCGCTATGATTATAGCTTATAAGCTCATTACGCTTAGACAGCAAATCGTTATAAATAGAGTCTCGCTGTTCTTTAGATAAATTTGTTTTTCTAACTTGCTGATATTTTGCTTCTGGGGGAGCAGATGGATCAGGATTAAGTATAATCTCGCAGTCGTCACATAAATTAGGAAAATACTCGTGCAAACATTTTATTTTTCCTAAAACAAAGGACCCCGTTTGGCTTAATGTAATATTAATCGGCATTTTATATTCTCTAAAAATTTAAAATTTATTTTTACTACTACCCCAATTAACTTGCGACTCTCAAGTCACTAGCCCCCGCGCCTTCTTTTGCTACAAAATAAACTTTTGCACCTGGGTAAGGAGCTCCAGTCTCAAACACTAGATCATGGTCGCCATGCCAATTCAGGTCCCGAGCACGTTTGCAACACCGCCAGAACCATCCGAAAACACTCCAAATTCACTCAACGTAATTGCAGCAGGAAGAAAAAGTGACTCTCCTGGATTAATCTTCTCACCCCTGTTGATTGGATCACTCTTTGCAGATGTGTCACCAATGCGAACCATGTAAAGGGTATCGGATCCCTTATTCGCGAGCCAACCACCACTTCCGAGAACGTCAAGTGCCCCACCGAGCGCTTCTGGGCTCACAGAGCCGTTATTTGAGTATTGCGGAACTGATGCTATATATTTCGAGTATGCCATTGTTGTTTTATCCTTTTTTCGGGTTTAGATTCCGCCGCAGCCATTATCCAAAATCCCTGTGAACGCTATCGCCACGGTTCCGTTTGTGCCAGATGTTTGTTGGGCTGACACCCCCACCACATCGCCTGGTTGAAGCGTGTAGCCAAGATCGAGTAGTGAAATTGGGGTTGAGCCCCCGCTTGGAGATGTTATGATTGCCCCAACCAAAAGGCCTCCAGAAATTGTGGTTGAAGATGTGTCATAGGCAATCGGGTGTAGCCCATTGACGACGCCGAAATTCGCCCCAGTTAATGTCGGATTTAAATAGAACCTTAGTATTACCTGCCCCGTTGCCCCAGCACTAACTGCGACTTCTACAGGTCGGAACGGTGCTCGATTTTCGGCACCATTGTGGACACGTTCGGTTCGGATTGCGACAAGAGGCAGTTCGCTCGCATTGCCGACCGTGGTTTTGAAGCTCGGTGGAATGGCTATACGAGGGCCGATCGGTTGAACGATGCCATCGCAAAATAACGCCATTGATGCGCTCGATGCCGAAATATTTGCCGCTCCAGATGCACGAAGCCACAACCTAAACATCGGATTTCTGACGGTAGGCGTTGTAGCGGTATTGGCTGGTGCAACAGTATGACATGTCGTCCAACGACCCGTAGTCGGGTCCTGCCATTGTAGTGTTACTGGGCCTGCCCCAAGATACGGAATGACTACCTGCCAAATGGACAATTTTGTCGGATCGAGTGTTGCTCCAGATCGATTATTCGCGCCCGTACTACCATCGAGTCGATCCCCACTCCAGGCCGTCTTCGCATACCAAGTATCGGTTGGTGTGATTCCTGCAAGCGTTTGAGCAAATGATCCTACCGCGGTTGTCGCGGTAAGAGAATACGTTCCGGAAAGCGGTCCAGGTTGACGTGAAACGAATATGACAGTGCTACCAAATTGATAAGCATCCCAGCCATTACCGGATGCCGAATAGTCGCCGGCCGCGATTTCGCGGGCAGTGGTGACGGTATTGCCGCTATTCGTTACTGTAACGCTCGTGCCGACACTGTTGAGTGTGACAGTAACGCTCTGATTCGTCGTTGATGCAGTTGTGATCGTAATTGTGCGAGTTTCGGGAACCCCTCCACGACGAATCAATAATCCGAATGCTGTGCCATTGTATCCAACAGCGACGCCATCATTTGAACCACATCCGACGACCTGGAAACCGCCAGAGGCTGGTGTTGAGAATAGCGTCGTAAATAGCAAGCGGACACTTTGGCCTGCACGATAAGAAAAGGAATCCGTCGTCGTCAATTCAGCGATCGAAGTTCCTGTAGCTCCTGTGGAAACGGTCGAGAGTCCGTTGGTTTGAGCCACGGACGTGGCCGTTCCTGTACTTGTTGTATAGGTGCGCCAAGTCTCTGGCGTGACGCCATTGGCGAATATTGACTGAATAACTGGTGTGGGTTCAGCCATAACGGATCGCCCAAATCCGTCTTCCAGTCCACGTGACCATTGTGGAGACAACTCAGTGTTCACGGTTTGCGAAGCGATCGTCGAAAGAGTCGACTCTGTTGCAGCTCCCGTTGGCAATGCGGAGCTATTGATTGTAACATCTGGACGACCAGAGGAATCGGTTTTGATCGAACGTGCATTTGTACCGTCGGAACCACCCACGAGCAGGGGCGAGCCAGCAACAGCAGATCCAGATGCGGCTGCGCCAATTACCGTCAAACGACCGCTCGTATCGGTCAAAAAGTTTCGAACGTTCGTGCTGCCATCAACGCCGCCAACTGTTATTGGCCGTTGTGAAACGGCTGAACCAGCATTCGTGGCCCCCTGAACAAAGAATCCAGTGGTCGAAATGCCAGGCATACGATTGCCTTGACCCGTGCCAGGGTTCACAGCGACCATCCATGCACCTACCGCTGGAGCAGTAGGGTTCGACATAACATCTGATAATGATGCCGCTGCTGGCAATTCAGTATCTACCGTCAAAGCCCCAGAAAGCTTAGAATCAATACTAAATAATGAAGCATTTCCATTATCTTGTTTTAATTCCGTGGCCGCCCCATCTGGCAATACTGATTTTTGTACTTGTACAATATCTACCATTATATATTCCTCACAATTGTACTTCCACTATCTAAACCTCCACTATACAATTGAGTTTCTGTTGTTTGAGCAAGCACAGTTACCCCATCAATGTCGTATATTTTGACAATTGTTTTATCTAATAAACCGCTAGAATAAATGTAATCAATACTTTTCACAGACAAGCCAGATAATTCCCATGTTTCATTTGAAATTAAACCGGCTGAATAAGTAGGCGTCCTAGCAATGGTTAAACCTGGTTGAGGAACAGGATCATTTGCCAATAAAAATTCATAAGGAATGGTTTGTGATTTGTGAATAACAAACCATTGAAACCCGTCACAAATAATAGCAACTGCACCATAATTAATTGAGATTGATTTTGATAATGCTCCGTCAATTAGTTCAGCGCCATTTGGTTCAATAATAATATTATTTGTCCCAGCCCCACCGCTTTCATCTTTTATAATATAAATACGCCCATTACTAGCGAGAGTGGCAGCAGGTAAACTAATAGTTATCAAACTTGCGGTAGAGGTAACACCAATATAATAGTCAGTTAAAAGGACTGTATAATTTGTCGCTGTGGTAATTCTATTAATTGTACGTCCAGATAAAGACGTAAGATTCCCGTAAAATTTGACAGATTTATCACCTAAACAATCAACAACAGGATCGCCAAAATTTTGTATTTGCAACCCTACTTCAGACCCAGTTAAAGCCGCTTTGCCAGTACCCCCATCACTTTTAACATATTCAACAATTGTTGCTGGACTGCTAACGGCTGTCCCGCCGTAATTTGAACGTATAGCTAATGCTACAGAACCACCATCTCCGTAGGCATCTAAATAAGTTCCACCTAAACCAATACGGTGCACATGCGCCCAAACATTAGTTGGCACATAGTCAGTAAATGGATGAAATAGTCCATCGTAAGAAAAATAAATATCCGGAGAAAAACTACCAACAGGGGACCCAACTTCTAGAGAAACTCTAGGATTAAGCACTCCTATTCCAACAAAATCTTTGATAGCCCAATTCCCACCATTAGATCGAACAGCTAAAGAATTAGAAGCAACATTTTGATTATCAATAAATAACCCTGTATTACTATTGCTAATAACTCCGCCTGGCGTTGGGATTATCTGTCCATAATTATCAGTAATACTTCCAGTACTATAATTACCAGTGGCAATATAAGAACCGATATTAGTCGTAACGTTACCACTTCCTAAATTTCTGGCTAATACATAATTTCCTATTAACTCAGTAACGTTTCCAGAGCCTGATGAGAATGCGTCAGAAACAGAAGAATACAAATATTCAACATTACCATTTCCTGCATGGTTAGCAAGCGCGTAAAGATTATTTAAATACCATATATTTTTACTATTTGTATTAGGTATTGTTGTTTCAACATCATGAGAAAATATAAACTTTGTATTACCAGCATCAAGGTCTACCGTTGGGTCTACGAAAATATAAGAAAAAAGCGGACTCCAATTAGTCGCCGCGGAAAAGTCTGTGATTGTTTGAGATAAATCAAAGAATCTTGCATAATCATTACCATCCACGCCAAAAATCGCAGCATTGCCAATGGCAACTCTATTTCCACGAATATCATTGGTAATAGTAATGTTATCAAATGTTGGTGATGCCCCAGTATGAATATCTTGAGGAGTAGAGAGCGTTGGATTTCCTGGAACTCCATCACCACTAACAACGTTAACTTGATTCACCGTGCCTACAATAGTACGGCCAGTGAATGTATCTGGCGCCGTTTGAGTCAGTAGCCCATTTGTATTAAATCCAGAAAGCGCCGTCAACGTAGCATCTTGCGGCTGCTTCTCAGAATCTAATTCGTTAATGGCCGACTGAACATCCGTAGCAGAAATATTGCCAGCAGGTGTATTAGGGATATTTGTTGCTGTAAGCGTTACTGCTCCGGTAAATGTATTAACTGATGTGACACTATCCGTATTGTCAATCTTATCCCACGTAGTCCCATTATTGACTATCCAATCACCAATTTTCCATTCAGAGATTCCATCAATAGAGGTAGATCCTGCAACGGATACAACATAATAGTCGCCTTTTACACCACCAGCCCCGCCATTACCAAGCAATGGAGAATTGGTGTTAGCATTCCATACGCCTTGGTAGTTCAATCCCCCTATAGCCGCCGAAGGCAATAACACTATAGGGATTTTCCCATCACCTGCAAGATAAGGCAGCCCATTGGCCACGCCTGTTTGTACCTTGCTCGTCACGCCAGCTTCATTTGCTGGCAATGTCAAATTGCTACTATCGGTTACCGGTGGTAATGCGGATATTTTAATGCCCACTTATAACTCCACAAGGATGTTTAACCCAGCTTCGGTAAGAAGCTCTTGACCATCTTCGGCCAAAAGAAAAATATCTACCCCCGCGCCCGTAGCCCCGTCATCTCTTACCAAAGAGAATGCTAACCCATGCACTAATGCACGCGGCAGAGGCTGAGGAAGTGGCGCTCTCACTTGCCAAGCACCTTATTCGCCCTGGAAAATATTTTGGCTTTTTTAGTCGCTGATAAAGCGCCTTTGTTATATTGCTGAGAGGAGCGGGCCTTGGCATTCGCAGCTCTGGCCTTGGTATCGACGGGATACTTTCTTTCTCCTTCCAAAGCGAAATCTTTTTTCGGAAGTTTATTCCTCGCTTTAGTGGACAAGATAGCCATTGATGCCTATTCCAAATAGGAAAGAATAGGAGGTTTTATACCAAAAAAAACTATGGCAAACAACCCATTATTTTTTAATGTGGAAATTAGTATTTACTCAAATGATCCCAAGTAAGTTTTTTTGCTACCCTTGGGGATAATGTTTGAAGGATTGCCATCGCTAATGTATAGCCAGCGGGCGCGCTTAACCCTGAACTAATAGCAAATCCTAGCGCGCGCAAACCTGAATCAGGCCAGGTCATATAAGCAACAAATCCACCCGTCAGAATAGCTACAATATGGAGAATTTGTTTTACTTTTGTTGGAGAGGCAGCAGAAGGGATATACAGTTTTGCTAATTGGGTTGCTCCTAATGCTGCAACCCAACCAACTGTCCATGCCATTAAATCAGCATGTGAAGTTATCCATTGGAATAACTCCATTTATTCAACAGTATCTAATAAAGCATTCAAATCATTCTTGAATTTAACAACTAACTCACGTACGACAACCATGTGATCATACGTCATTTTTTCATGTTTTTCTTTTAGATTGTTTGCTACTTCAATAGTGTCAGCAACTAATTGATTGATGATAATTGGTGTGCTCATTACTTGTTTTCTCCTTGAGTTAATTGATCTAAACGTAATTTTAATTGGTCAATATTGCTTTTGTGCATATTGAAATAATCTTGATTTCTATCGTTCTCTCTTTTTCTTTCAACTACTTGCTCATCAATTCTTCTATTCTGATCATTAATTTGAGCAGTTAGAAATTGAGAAGATTGATAACTAAGTGCAGCAACTACAATACAGACAGTAATAGCCGCCCATACTGCATACCCACTAAAGTTCATACTGATATTGGAATACCCCACTTGAGGGTTATTTAATGGCCTTTCTAATTTATCTACTGTATTCACAATAGATTCAGCAGCTTTTGCCCACGCTTGAAAATCTTCTTTTGTTAGCTCACTCATTACGCTCATCCCCACGAGATTCAATTTTTAACGCATGAGTAATTCTAATAATCATGTCACGAACAAACTTCAACTCTTTCATTAAGTCTTCCCTAACTTTTTCTAGTTGAGTATGCTTGACGTAATTAGTAGCTACTTCTAGCTTATGGTTATTGTGAGAAACCCAAAGCGACCATACCCAGCCTACTAATCCACCTGTTGCAAAAATAAGAAGCGGGTTAACAACTCTCAGTATTTCTTCCACATCTACCCCTTAACCTCTTTAATCTTAAAGAGGTATATGTAATTTTAACACAATTTAACAAAATATAAATACCAAACAAAGGCATTTAATGTCAATATTATGCCCAAAGAAACTTTTTGGCTTTATCCATTATGTTTTCTCTCGATGAGCGCTTAATAGCTCCACTACCGCTTCTCACGTGTAAAGCAACATATTGTACGGCATCCATGCCATGAGAATAGTGGTTTTTTTCAGGGCGCTCTTTATGACGAGAAGTATCTCCACGAATAATTCCGTATACATACCCTCCGCCAAATGCTTCTCTAAGATAGGTTAATGATGGGTCAATTTTTAATCCATCAATCTTATTCAGAAAGAAATCTACAGCCTCTTTGCGTGGGACAAAGCTATTGGTTGGCGCAGGGATACACCGTATGTTTCGAGACATCAACACATCAAAAGGAGTTCGTTTATCCAGCCCTGAACGTCCACGTGCTGCGGGATCGCCAACACAGTATATTTTGTAACGAGGATATTTTTTCTGGATAAGTGGTAAAACATAATCGTCTACAAAATCTTCCAAGCTCTCATCTGCAGGTATTAAAACATCCAATATCCTTAAACCCCCACGCTGTGTCATTTGCGCAAATACTGCTGCAGGATTAAGCCCAAAGTCGAACCCTATCAATAATGGCATACCAGGGTCAGGACGGATAACCTCTTTCGCTACATGGTCCTTTTCGGCATATTGAGGAAATACAGGTTTCCCAATACGGGTCATTCCGTATTCGCCCGCAAGCATCACGCGGATATAGTCATCAGACCCAGAGACTAATTGTTGTCTATAATACTCAACCCCAGATGGTTTTAACCAACGAAGGTTTTCAGCATCAGGATTAACTTCCCATTTCTTCGTAGCGTGGTCAAAGTACACTGCAGGAGGGTATGTGTACATTTTAATCTCAGGCGGCACCTCTTTTTCTTCAAAGAGGTTATACAACCAGTGAGTCGTTCGTGGCGGGTTAGTATCCGCAATAATCCCACGCCAACGCTTTACATCATCTTTATCTGGGTTCCACCGACCTACACGCCCAGAAAGATATTGAAACACTGTCCATGTTAATTCACTGGCTTCATTCAGCCATGCGCCAGTCACTTCGAAGGATTTGAGTTTCTCGGCATCTTCTTCTCTGTCCAATGCCAAAAAAAGAACCTCCATATCCAGTTCAGTGCCATCCCCTAACTTTTGCTGAACACGCGCTCGAATAGGCGAATCGTATACAACCGTGCATATTGAAGAAGGTACCCACATATTCCATGTAGGAATCGTAGTGGCTTTTAGCTCACCATAAGTAGCTCGGATAATTACCCACCTAGGACGCCGCACACCATCAGGCCCAGGCGGATGAACAAATCCACGATACATGATGTCCATGACACATGCAGAGGATTTACCGCAATTTCCCGTAACAAAAATAGACCCTTCACAGCGAGCTATGAAAAAGCCACTAGGAACTGTAAAACAATACTTCCCCCCATCTTGGGATGGGATACGAGAAATAAGTGTATGCTCTCGGATAGAGGCTACATTCTTCGGCCCATCTTGTTTGAAGAGCTGTACTATGTAGCATGGAGCCCATCTCTCATCTTGAGTATCATCAATTCTTATAGTGGCGCGTCGTCCAACTGCATGAGAGGCATATTGAATAAACTCAGCGTCTTCTTTGTGTGATGAATAATATCGAGTTTCCTCATGGCAGCCATCAATGCCTGCCAATCCATCCCAATATTTTAGTTCATCCAATATGATTCTTAATTCTTTATAAGAAGCACTCCACCATTTTCCAGTAAAACGTTTTCCTCTATAGGGGGGATCAAAAGAAAAAATAGTTTCCATTGGACGTGCTTTGTGAATATTTTCAGTCCAACGAATATCGAGTCTCTTCAATAATTCACGCAACCTATCTTTCTTTCGTTGCTTTCTCAAAGAGACCACAGCCGTCTTGCATGAAGCAAGATAATGCCCATCTGCGTGCATCATTACAGCAAAACGGATCAAATCTTCGGACATCCCTAAACTATCGCTATCCGGTCCACAAAAAGTGGTTGGGATTTTCCTTCTTGAAGGGCTATGCTCTATTTCTTTAGCCGTTTTTACAACAAAGTCACCTTTCCAGTCCCAGTGCGGAACACGGTGCTCCTCTGATAATTCCATTACTAATGAACCAGAGGAAAAGCGGATAAATTCCTCACATGGCTCTACAATATAAGCGGAAGGTGGAACAAACTCGATGGTATTGGTTACTGGGTTCCATTGAGCACAAAGATCAACTCCTTCCTGGTAGGAGTCCATTCTCTTCCATCCTGACGGAGTGAGAAACTCTGAATCCGCTGGAAGACAGCCAACCGGCCCTTTTAGAACACGAAAGAATCTATCGTCTTGATGGAATGCTTGCGCCGTAGGTTCAGCAATGTAGCTGATGGTTTTTATATTATCCGACATTTTCACTTATGCCGAATACGTTATCTTTATTCTTTTTTACAGAAATAGGTTCAACATCAATAACCGTAGTATCCGTGGTCTTCTTGCCACCAAGATCAATGTTGTAGATCACTTGCTGGCCATTGTTGATTTGCTTTTCCTCAACCTGTCTACCATACTTCTTTTTGTTTAATTTTGAGGCCGCCCAACGATAGTGCTTAGCTAATTCGACTTTCTTGGTAATGTCAAATCGGCTCTCACTATCCGCACTCTTGATAGCTTTCTCCGCTTTGTAAACAAGATGGTCAGCGCTAAACTCCTCAGCTGATTGAATCTCAGATTCATAGTAAGGATCGCTTTGCATCCAGCGTCTGAATACAAATACCGATATACCTAGTAATTGGCATATCTTCGTTATGCAAAACCCATGCTGCACCAACTCTGTGACCTTCTCAATCCCAACCTCTTCAAGAAATTCAAAAGGCTTCTTTAACCTATTTGAATAGGTTGAGTAATGGTAAGGACTAAAGGATTTGAAATATCCAATGTCCTTCACCTTCTCAAGCACAGCTAATTGCTTTGCAACTTTTTCATCATCCATGACAATTTATTAACATGGAAATGTGGATTAGTCAATTATCTTGCAATACATTTCATTGTATGGCATGCTAGAGGGGCTTAGGAAGCGCCCTTTCTTCTTCATAGTTATGGGAAAGGCTAAGTAAGGAGTCGCTGAGGCAACTCCTTACTTTCTAATCTAATCATGAGTCAGATAATCAACCCCATCCCCACAAGTAGCATCATACAAACAAGCAATTTCTACGGCCTCTTGAGCTGTTTTACCGCAATGCATTGCCGCCATGGCAAAATCTCCACCGCTTCCTATTGCTATTTTTTGAGGCAGTAATTTAATCGGATAAGGGGTTCTTTCGTATCTTAGAATACTCCCATCTTGTGATATTGCTAAAAATGGAGACCATGTTTCTTTATCTCTTTGTGATAAAGGGAATTGCTCTATATCACATCCTTTAGCAAACCAGTCTAACATTGCCTCACCAGAGGACGCGTCGTGCGAAAACCCGCATAAAAATACTTGAGAATTAACAATTTTATAAATTTTACTAGTGATAAATACTGCATTTCCCAAAGAAAATCTTTTATCAGCAGCTAGTGTTTTTCCATCCCATGCAATTACAGTCATTAATCACCTATTATTGTGTTTGTGAAATCTGCAATATTTTACAATTAAATATTGTAAACATACAACATTATTTTTTATGCGATAAAAGATTCTGGAATTAATGTTACTTTGGCAAGCATGTAGTCTACTTGTACAAGTAAAGGGGTTACTTGTCGGTGTATCGCGAGCTAGTAGGGTATGTATGGGTACCCTAAGGATGTATAAGGCCCCCTTGGTCCTTTTAGGGGGTGGGGGGGGGTGTCAGACGGTTTGTTCAGACTTGCTATTGTCTGCTCATTCAACTTTCGTCAGTTGATATTTTTTCATGATCTGACATAAAGCACCCATGATTTACCGTAAAAGCACGTGTCCGATTCGCGTCCTACGCAGATTCTGAGTGTTTGAGTACACATGAGTGATAAAGTAGTGACGTACAGCGCAGTCAATTTAATGTTAGACGATGTTTTAGTGCAGAAATTCCGGTTTTTCGGTTCGATTCATGTCGAATTCGGCCAAAAACACAAAGTACGAAGACTTTCTTTTTTGCCAGAAAAACGCGTCTTTTGCCGAAAATCTGGCAAGAGGGGTCAAAAAAAGGCCTTTTTTCGAGAACGAAGTTTAGATAAATCAATAAGATAAACTACTTACCAAAAGTAAAAAATTAAGTTGTAACTCAATGAATTAAGTAAATTTTTTTTTGATTTCAAAAAATGAAAAAGTGTTGTCTTACATTTTGAGTAATGTCATATAATCTATGCTTTCTAGAAGGGTGTTTTTTTAAGACCTCAAAAATTTGGAAAATTGAAAAATAGGCCAAAAAAAATCGAAATGTAATTTTTGGGTTTTGAAACATGGAGAACGCAGATGTGGATAACTCATTCGTTTTATGCGATTATTCTATGCAACACATGTATACTGATGCATAATATGATACAATTTCAATTATCAATACAAAGGAAATTATGCTAAATCAATATGCTTATCATCGTTTTTTCTTTGAAGAAGATACAATATTTCCAGATTTGGCCAAAAAAATTATACCTGGGTACAATCATGCTGCGAGGAAAGCGGCCATTCATGCAAGGAAAGCGGCTTCGAAAGGGGATATAGAATCAATCCTGACAGCGCAGTACTGGGAAACAGTAACCAGAACGATTGAAGAATGCTTGCATGTATTGGTTCGAGACAAAGATGATTTTTCCGAACCTGAGCTGCCTAATTTTGAAGTTTTCAAGAAGCACTACGAAGAACAATAACGGCTAGTTATTAAATTCTTCGACTATAAATATGATATACGCACGACAAAGACATAGAAATAAACCGTGGCTTGCTGAGAAAGCAGAAAACGTCATGTCTCGTTACATCAAAGACCAAAATTGGATCGGTGAGTTGGAGTGCTACTGTTACGTGCTGAAAAAAAAAGAGGATTGCGTTACGGTTTCAAAGAACGGGGTGCAAATACTCAAGATTGTTGAGGATAGGTTCCACGTTCGATTTATTCGTGATCCCGCCGGCACATTAGTGCGAACGCTTCATGCGTTGATAAATGAATTTTGTTTAGAGTGTGACCTGGTGCCCAAGGGCAATATGGTATTGATTCTGGAGGCAAGCACTGGAATTGCCACAAAGTGCAACCGCTCTCAACGTCAAGTCGTCACACTGCCGCGTGAGGATCGATTTCTGGCGACAATCCCCTTCAAAACTTTAAACCATGGCCCTCTCGTGAGCGCTGATGAGGTCATTTCGGCCATTGAAAAGGGCAAAAACTGTCATTTTGGCGAGGTGAGCGTGAGTACCAACGATTCTCAAATCTCCATTTTTTTTCATTCGAATGACGAAAAAACCGGCTCAATGTTGCTCACTTGTAACGCATTGGAGTTTATCGCACCAGAGACCCCGACTTCACTACAGAAAGAAGTGATCGGCACTGTGCTTTCCAACTACACATCGCACGATTGCATCTTCAAAAGAAGCGGTGCGATCTACATTCATTACGCACACAAAACGATCCAACTTTGCTCACCGGATCATTGCATATCACTAAAAGCCGATGTTCCGCGATTGTCTCTCGCATAAATTAAGTCACATATAATATTTTACAATAAAAAGTAGTTGACACACGCATAATATGCGTGTACTATATGCTTGTCATTAATAAATGACATTAGACAACCATAGACAAGCAGGAGACAGCTATGAAATACGAAGTCATCTACAAGAATAATGTTTATACTCTCAGAACAAAAGCTGGAATGACACTGTACTACGGCAATAAATATGCTGATTTACTAAAAATCATGTTTCAAGATTTAAAGAACAATACTTATATTCAAAAAGCAGCTTAAATTTTATAGGAAGCATTAAAAAATGAACACACCCATCAAAACTCTTGCTTTAACTGTTTACGTCGCCGGATTAACAGCCTGCGCTTCCACCCCTATTCCATTTCTCCCAAGAAACGGCGGGAGTTGCCTCGATGTGCACGCAGGGATGACCTATAACCAAGTCACTGAAATTTTAGGTCAGCCCGTTAAAAAAATGAGTGAGACTCAAACCGCCATTGGCGTACTTGAGTCCTACTACTACACTGGCGGAAACCATATCAACTTCACCGATGGCAAAGTGCTTTCTGTCTCTTGCAGGTGAGAAAATGATCGAACTTAATAAAGATATAAAAATAGCGATTGCAAAAAATGCCCCATTCGTTCATCTCTACGTAAAAATAAGAGAAAGGAATCTCAATAGCTACGACTGTAGCTTGAAAGCAGCAATGATACTGGACGGTGTTCGCTATTTAATTAAACATGAATTTGAAGGTTACGAAGAACTATCATACCTAGAACAACTAAAACCAAAAGAAAATCAAATACGTGCAGTTGACTCATTGCTACGAGGGCTAATTACATTGACAGAATGTTACCCTTCAAATTACGCAACATTTGTCAAGGCACACCTACAATACGCCCGACAAGATTTACATCTTCTCAGACTCAAAAATAAAGAAAATGAATAACATCATCAACTTTCAAGAGCGTAAAGAAGAGATCGAATACGCAAAACTACTTGATGAGTATCTTTGTAGCGACAAGCCGATTGAAGAGCGTCAGCATATATACGAAAAGATACTCGATCACCCAATCGGCAAGCAAAACCTAGATAAAGCTGAAACGCTTATAAAGGCAATTATCACACAAAAGGAGGACACAAAATGAAAAGTTAAATAATTGTTATATGGGTTTAAGAATGTCAATTATGTAGTTAATAGAAAAGAATTTTATGCCATAAAACATATGTATACAAATAGATAACAAGTTTTGCAATCTTCGTTGACATTCCTATTTTTTTACAATAAAGTATTTTTGCTGTAGATAATTTGTAAACAAAAGGAATTTATGAACAATACTGAAAATGTAAACAAGGATGAGAATTACCCCATCCTGCATAACCTTAAATTGCCACACAAACATCGTAATAAAATGAATTCTGGGCGAAAAAACACCTATCCTTTCAAAATACTTGAAATAAACGATTCTTTTTTTGTTCCAGGGAAAACGTCCAGATCGTTTAGTGGCATCATCAACAACGCAAGAAAAAAAACAGGGCGTACTTTTTCCTCTCTCACCATCACAAGCGAAGAAGAAGCAAAGAATTTATTCCCCAATAACCCAGAATATCATTGTCCTGGTGTTGTCGTTACACGGCTAACCTAATCCTCCTAAAGAGAATCTTGAAATACTTGAGATTCTCTTTTTTTATACTATTAATGTGTACAATTAGCTTTATATTATAGTGTATAAATTATTTAATAGTAAAATATTGTTCACGCTTGCATATCATAATTAAAGTGTATATAATATGAACACTACCGCAAAATCGGTAGTCGAGATTGAGACCTCGATCCAAACAGAAAGACGCGCAAGCGTCCATCATCTGATTAAGGCGCTTTTTTTACGCCTGAAATCTCATTGTGGGCACTCGCCTAGCCAGTCAATGGCGGGCGGCGCGTTGGAGCCTAACGGCTCGCCGGTGTTTCGTCTTTCGCTCCGGTGTCTCAACTTCGCGTCGTCCGCCACCCCATTTTCAATGGTCGCGGACTCTTTTGCTAGAGGATAGCCGTGGCACGCATTCAATCAATTTCTTCTGACTTGAGGAGCCAATGATGGATTGGTTCCGCATGTACAAAGACATGCCATCCGACCCAAAGGTGGGTACGTTAACGGACGCGCAATTTCGCACCTGGGTAGAGCTATTGTGTGTTGCCTGCAAAGAAGAAGATCACGGCAATACCAAACTTACCGATGCCGACATTAATTGGGCACTCAGACGAAACGTTTCTGAAACGTTACAGGAATTGTTACATCGAAAACTTATTGCAAAAAATACCCAGGGTGAATACTTCATCGTGAAGTGGGATAAATGCCAATATAAAAGTGACTCCAGCACAAAACGAGTTCAGAAATTCAGGAATAAAAACAATAACATAACGAAAAGAAACGTTTCTGAAACGTTACAGGAACGTTACTGTAACGGCCTAGAACAGAACAGAACAGAACAGAGTAATAAAAAAGAAATAGATAAATCTATTTCCAAAAAATCTTATTTTGAAGAATTCTGGGAAGCCTACCCGAACAAAACGGGTAAGAAACCGTGCCTGGAAAAATGGAAGCGTCGAAAACTTGACGATCACGCTGACAAAATCATCGCCGATGTAAAACAAAAATCTGCTTTCGACGCCCGTTGGCTTGATGGGTTTATTCCCAACCCAGAAACCTACCTGAACCAGGAACGCTGGAACGATCCAATCAAACAGCAAGAACCTCGTGCTCGCGGATCGCCATTCCAAAACACACAAAGCAAAACCGCGAACGCAATTTCCATTCTGGAGAGCATGAAAAGTGCAAACAAAACAACAACCTATTCAACCGTGGTTCCAAGACTTGATTCTGAACGAATTGCAGAAACTCACTTGCTTGAGACTGGAGAGACATCCTCCTGACGATGCGATCATGGGGACGGCGTTGGCGTGGCAAGAGGCACTTTGGGACTGGCGACTTTGGGACAGAGACCGCGACACGCCACGGATTCAAACGGCGTTCAAAACTATTCGAAAACATTTCCGATCATGGCCTGTCCCGGCTGATTTTTTTGCCAATTTTCCGCGCCAGGAAGAGAGAATCTTGAAATTGCCTAAACCGCAAAATGACGAAGTGAGAAAACGTGAAATGCAGAAAATTTCAGAAATTTTTAAAACATTTCAATGGTGGTAGCCATGGCAAGCAGGTTTAAAGGCGTTTCTGGCACGTTTGAATTTGCTTTGAGGTTCACACGGTGGGCGCAGCTTTTAGGGCGTGAACCAACCGCGAAGGAGATTGAAAAAGCCTTCATGCTCGGAAACGCTCAGGCTTATCGCTACCTGACCGCCTGGAAAGATGCCAACGATGGCTACGGAGAGAATAAATCGGAAGTCATGGCCCATGATGGTTCAAAAACGAACGGAATCGGCTATAGAGCGAACGATCTATAGCTTCCCTATCATTACCTGCCATGGGGGTAATAAAGTTCTTTAAATCGTTCTGTATTGAGTTTTAAATTAACCGAGGAATGTTATGTACAAAAGTGAAGGTACAGAAACAAGTTTAGGGTTTATTGAGCATGACAAATTCGGCGAATACCGATTGCCAGTGATGATCGAAACGGAGCCAACGGTGAGCGGGAAATGCCTTAATGGGGTAAAGGCCGTCACAGATTCGAAAGGATTGCCCGTTCCACTTATCGAGAATGGGTGCCTAGTATTTGCGCTTCCTGCAGGTGGGAAGGTTGTATCGTCAATTACTACGTTTAGCTTACATGTAAGCAACTTGAAAAAATCATTTAGGAAATAACATTATGAAAAATGGTAGAATTGGAATATTTCGTATTGGCAGAAAATTAATAGAAGATAATGAGGCAATAGTCCGCGCCATCATGAGCCGCGTTATTGTTGTTCGATGTGAACATATGTATGCACTTGATGTATTTGAATACATGGCAATATCGAATGATTTTGATGAAGTACCCCAGGGAGAAATTGTTCCTAAATATCAAATTCTCATCGGAGAAGGAGAATTTATATCATTCGTACGATAAAGATAAAAAAGACATTACTATTTAGGTATAAAATACGGTAATGTATACATAACCTCATTACAACACCAAACTTAAAGAAGATGTTCCAAAAGAAGTAATAAATATCTTGCGTTATATGTTTATGAAACTCCAACTTTGATATACGCCTAATGAAAAACTTCACTCTCCACCGCGCTATGCCGCGTGATCTGATTATTGCGAATGTGCACAAAACATTAGTTGACTTGCCACTAGACAAGTCATGGCGAATATCAATAGTAGAACATAAGAAACCACGAAGCCATGACCAAAACGCTTATCTGTGGGGGGTTGTATACAAGATTCTGCATGAAAAGACAGGCCAAGAACCGGACGATTGGCACGAGTTCTTTCTCGGCGAATACCACGGCTGGGAGGAAGCCGAATTTTTTGGCCGTAAAAAGTTAAAGGCAAGAAGTCGCAGCTCAAAAATGAATGCCAGTGAATTTATTGACTACTGGACGTTTATACAAACACGGTGCGCCGAAAATAATATCCACATACCCGATCCTGACTCTAGCTTGAAGAGGAGTGTATGACTACGAAACATGCAAGAGGAGAGAAGCATTATCTGGCGAAGCTCACAGAAAAACAAGTAAAAGAAATACGACAGAAAAAAAGAATAAGAATGGCGTTACGTGAAGAGTTGCGCGCTATTTCTGTAGCGAGAATAAGCGAGAAGCGCCGACTCCTAAAAGCGAAACTAAAACAGGTAAGTAATGAAAATATTGCCAAAGAGTATGGAATCCATGAGATGACACTAGCGAAAATCCTTCGATGTGAGACTTGGTATCACGTACATGATTACTAAGAAGGCGAGATCAAATGGACATTATGCTCGTTGGGTTAGATCGCTTCCTAGTGTTCTTTCTTTGCAAAAGGCTGAGAAGGTTCAGCGTCTTGTGGGGCATGGTCTGGAAGGAGCTAACTTGGAAGGTTGTCTTGATTATCTCAGTTTCCCATTGACTAGGGATGAATACGAAGAGTTCCATAATATTGGGTGGCAGGGATGGGAGGCTAAGTACGGCGAGCAATGGCGGTATGTGTCGATGACGTTATTAAGGGCAATTCAAGAAGGTGTTTTGAAGTTTAAAAGGAGTAAATCATGAGTTAGGAGGATGTTGTAGTCCAGTTGATAGGTTTTACATTTATTGGTTTTTATATTTGGTTATTACATAGAAATCCAAGAAAGAAATAATCCATATGAACAACGTTAACCGCCCCACTCATTACCAGCAAGAAAGGATAGAAACCATCGACTACATCCGTGCGACATTAGGCGAGGAAGAATTCCGTAGTTTCTGTATCAGCAATGTCATTAAGTACCAAAGCCGCTGGAAATTGAAAGGTGGCCTTGAGGACTTAGAGAAAGCATCTGTGTATGCACGTTGGGCTTCAATAGGGAGGCCGGATAGGTAATGCCTGACTACTTGGACTACGCAGTCAATATTCAAAGGAAATACCCGGTATCTAAATGGCGTGTAGAGCTAGAAAAGGTTCCAGAGGGCTGCCGTGCCAACTGCGAAAAGTATTTACAGGAAATAGCTGATCGTATGCGCGAGCAACTCAAAGCCGTACGAAAAATGGGGTTTAGAACTGTGGAAGAGTATAAAAGAAAAGGGAAATTATGAATAAAATTATTATCGGAATTGACCCTGGAGCATCTGGCGCTATCGCTATCATGGCAGATAATGAAGTTATTTCTTTAGGGGATATGCCAGTTTCCACACGGAAAGCTGGTGGTCAGCAAGTTAATGCTGTGGAACTTGGATCGTTGTTGCGTGGGTTAATAAAAAAACCAGACTTAGCCGTCATGGAACAAGTTTCAGCAATGCCTGGACAAGGTGTTAGCAGCATGTTCCGCTTTGGGGAGTCAGTAGGAGTTGTTCGTGGGGTATTGGGAGCTTTAAAAATTCCACTTTTATCTGTGACACCTCAAGTTTGGAAACGCTATCACGGATTGATCGGATCAGATAAAGATGTAGCTCGCACAAAAGCAGTAGAACTTTACCCTAACACATCTAATCTCCTTTCTCGGAAGAAAGACGTAGGACGTGCCGATGCGCTATTAATTGCTTCTTGGGCAATAGGTACAAAACAACATGATATACCTTGTTAACAAAGGGAATAAAATTTTTTTCAAAAAATGTGAAATTTATCTCAAAAAAGTATTGACATATAGAAAATAGTATGATTTAATGCCACATAAGATATGTCAAGACTATAGACAACAAGGAGAATAACATGCAGTGTGCAATCATGAGTTCACTTAATAGTTACTTAGGCGATCTTGCCCGCGAAGATGCGTTGACTAGAGCGCGGGAGGCCTATGCTGAGGAAAGCAAGGGCGAGCATCTCAACGATGTGTATTTTGTGACCGAAAACATGGCTGACTTCATTTGCCAGAATGAGGAATTGGGTGCGCTTTGGATGTCCGGCAACTACGAGAAATTTTGCCAAGATATTAAAGCTCATCTTGACTGGCAGGCCTATAAGGCGGCGCTTGATACAGCGGCATCGATGAATGAGCGTGATTTTCAAGAAGTCGATGGTCCCGACTCTGATGACTACCACTAGGAGAAATTAATGAACACCGACATTATCAAGCTCGATGTACGCCCTGGGATTCTTGCCAATATCAAATTGAATAACCCTGATTGGATACGGGGTAAATTGGACAGAATATTGACCATGCATGGAACGCAAATTGAGCGGGACTATTTGGTACAACTTTTAGTACAAGGGGATTTTATCGAATTTGGCAATCGAGTGATGGAACAACTGAGAGAAGCGGCCTTATCTGATGCAAAGGACGATATTTCCGACTTTGAATTCGATCCGCATTATGTTGAGGTGAAAGTAGCATGAACACACAAATTAGCGATATTAAGCGTATCGAAGCAATTTCATTTCATATTAATACCAAGGCAGCCATTCTTGGCGTAAGTGAAGATAAAAAAATAAAAGCCATACGTAAAGCAATATCTGCTTATTGCCGTGGGAACACAGCTTTTCGCGCTATATGCGTCGGAGAGCAAACACTGAGGTCTATGCAATAGTGCTTTGGGAAAAATAGAAAACTGCAAGAAAAAAGGTTTAACTGGCTTGATGAATTTAAGCCAGGCGATAAAAAAAGTCTTTCATTCACAAAGTACGGCGAAATAAGTTTAGCAGTACGAAGGTTTTCTAAGAAAACAGGAAATAAATTCATTTTAAGAGTGGATAAAGACGATCACTCAAAATTTATTGCAGGAGAGTCGAATGAACAACGGAATTGAGCTTTACCGAGTTGTGGATAACCGTCCAACGAATGAACCTGTACGTTTTTATCGTAGCGACTTTGAACAGAAAGAAAGGCCATTGCATCCGGCGTGGATATTTATTGCTATCTGCGTTGGGTTCGCTGTTGGGAATTGGTTGTTTGGGTAGGTTTAAGGCTGTTTTAGGATAAAAAATGGACATTACAGAATTAAAGAAAAGGTCGCCAGAATTTAGTGAATTGCTGATGTTAATTAACTCATTACCTGATGTTGAGAATCACATATATATGATTGATGGCAAATGGGAAATAACTACAGAATGGTTAGTTGGTAGTTTTTGCGGAAGATCATTTATGGGCGACACGATAGATCATTCATTAAGTCAGTTAAGTGATTATTTAAATCAGCATATTGGACATGATAGCTGGGTCGGAAGAATTGTTGGTAAAAGCGGTTGGCCAAACCTTCAATTAGTCCAAAAATATTTAGCCGCTAACTAAAAGTTTATGGCAAGGTGAAATTTATGGAAGATGAAGACATTGAAAGGCAACGAAGAGAGTACGAGGAGGGTGAAGCCGCTAGTGAAGCCGATCCTTTTTATTATGAAGACACAATAGACATGGGGTAAATAGTATGAGCATAGCAACGTTAATTTTAGGCAAAAGTGGCACTGGTAAAAGCGCTTCATTAAAGAATTTAAATCCTGATGAAGTGGCGCTCATCCAGTGCATAAAGAAACCGCTTCCATTCAAATCTGCACAGTGGAAACCTTACGTGTGCGATCAATCCAACAAAATTGTCGCTGCAATGAAGAAAACGGAAAGGAAGATCATCATCATCGATGACTTTCAATACCTGATGGCGAACGAATTTATGCGCCGTAGCGATGAGCGTGGATTCGATAAATTCACAGAGATTGGTAAGCACGCATGGGATGTTCTTACTGCGGCTTCTGAATTACATGATGATGTGCGTGTTTATATTTTGAGTCACACGGAAGAATCCGACACAGGCCATATTAAGATCAAGACGATTGGTAAATTACTTGATGAGAAAGTCACTCTTGAGGGTATGGTGACCATCGTTTTACGCACTCACGTGCAAGATGATATGTATAAATTTAGCACAAGAAATAACGGATTTGACACCACGAAATCCCCGATAGGGTTATTTGACGATCACTATATTGATAATGACTTAGCGTTAGTCGATCAGGCAATAGTGGGCTACTACGAACTTAACCAACAAAACTTAGATAAGGCAGCTTAATCATGGCACGTAACTTTGAACTAGACACAAAAGCAGCAATGGATTCCAACAATGGCGGAAAGCGCATTAAAGATCCTGGAGTTTACACGGGGAAAATCGTATGTGCATGGTATGAGGCTAATGCCAATGGCACGGAAATAGTGCAGATAGTTTTTAAATCGGATTCAGGCCAAGAGGCTGGGCCATTAGCGCTGTACACCCATAAATCGAATGGTGAAGTGTTATCAGGATATAACACATTAAATGCCATTCTTACCTGTACAAAACTTCGTGGGATAACCACAAAGCCTAAAGAAGTGGAATTGTATGACTTCGATACAAAATCAACGATACACAAAATGAAGGATGTATACGTTGAGTTAACGGATAAACCAATTGGCTTTGTGTTTCGGGCAGAAGAGTATGAAACACGCAATAGGGATATAAAAGAACGCTTAGTTATTGTTGCACCCTTCTGTCCTAAAACAAAACTTATGGCCGATGAGATTCTGAAAAAAGAATTATCGCCAAAGTCTTTGGATCGGATCACGGCATGGGTAGAGAAGGAACCCATTAAGCGCTTTAAAAATAGACCAGTTGATGCTTATCAGGCATTAGCTAATGATCCACTACCAGACGACGAAATTCCGTTTTAGTGGTTCGATAAAAGTTTATGGCTATGCGGTGTGGAAGGACACACGTAAGTCCCGTGCGATAAGGAGGAGAGAGAGCGCGGTAATCCTAGGTGAATTACTCTCGTCATCCGAAGCCGGTATCAAGCCCGGCCATAGCCACCTAATAAGGAAAAGAATATGGGAATTATAAATCATAACGCTGTTCTTGCTACCACTTGGAGTGAAGAACATTACAAGTCCATCTCTATATGGATTTCTGAAAGGTCTGTTAACGAACAAATGCTTTTTTTATTTGGCAATAACTTTGTAAATGGTGCACGCACTATCGTTTTAATCCCTGATGGAAGTAAGGAAGGATGGGTAGAAAGCGACAAAGGCGATGCACTACGGCGGTCGTTCATTGAACGATTAGAGGAAGATAAGTATGAGGATGGATCATCCCCTTGGGACTGGATTGAAGTTGGCTATGGCGAATATGGACAGAAAGTATTGCGTGGCAATTGTAAATATAAGGACTGACCGATGGCAACGCCTAAAAACGGATACCGATTAGCAAATGGCAATCGTATTCCAGGTACGACAACGATCATTGGGCGTTTCAAGGATTCTGGTGCTTTGCTGCATTGGGCTTGGAATGAGGGGCGTGAAGGCCGTGAACTCTACCAACGCCGTGATGAAGCCGCAGACATCGGCACGGCTGCCCACGCAATGGTGGAGGCTCATATTAAAGCGTTGAATCCAGAAGGGTGCGCAGAACTTCACAAGCTAAATGAAGAAGGTCAGGCAAAGGCTAGGAATGCCTTTGAAGCTTATAAAATGTGGGCGTCAATGTCCAAACTAGAAATTGTTGAGCAAGAGATTCAGCTAGTCAGTGAGACGCATAGGTTCGGAGGGACGCCGGACGCTATCGGCAAGGTAAATGGACAATTGGTACTTTTAGACTGGAAGTCCTCCAACGGTGTGTATGGTGATTACCTTTTGCAACTGGCAGCGTATCGTCAATTGTGGGAGGAAAACTTTCCCGATAAATCATTAACAGGCGGGTTTCATTTATGCCGATTCAGTAAAGATTATGGGGATTTTTCTCACCATTACTACTCTGAACTGGATAGTGCATGGAAGATGTTTATCCACCTAAGGGAAGCGTATGAGTTTGATAAGGAACTTAAGAAACGCGCGGCTTAATATAGGGTTATACAAATGATAACACAAATTGATAACAAACCACACGAAAAATATACTCATAAAGATGAGTGGTACAAAAAAGGTGAAAAATTTTCGGTTATTGTAAGTAAAGTTGTAGAAAAATTATCTTTTGATTCTACACATGTTAAATGGAGGATACATTTGCATATTTATCATGATAACCCATGTTTTAAAACACTCATTAATATGAGTAATTGTGAGTTAGAAAAAATAATGATTTCTCCTCCATTTAATAAAAAATATGCAATGTTTAAAAAACGTCTATATGACAAATTTTCAGAAATTGAAATAATAAGATTTTATGGAAATGATGGAACTTTTGAATGCGATACCTTTGAATTTTCAAAATATGAAACACCAGAAGAGGCAAGTCAAGTTTTCACAGATGCCAATGAAATATATGAATGGATTTCTAACGCAAGTACAGAAAAGTGTAATTATTGCGGAAATTTAAAATTGACTAGTGGAGATTAGGAAAATGACCAACTACAACGACTACGAACGCCAAGACTTAATCAAAGAGATTGAGCGGCTATATGAACAACGGAGTGAGCTGTTGATGGCTTTATGTCATTTGGTCGAACTTGTTAAAAACACTGATAGCACATCTCAGATTGATGTTGCCTCTTTCGTCGAGTTTCTTAAGAAAACAGAGAGTAATTTATGACCAACACCGACCGCAAGCCGCTTGATGTGATGTGCCGCTCGTGTAAACACATTTGGACTGCGGCCTATACACCTATGGAAATGGGGAAAATGGCGAAGTTATTGAAAAGTATACGCTGCCCGTCATGTGCAGAATCTAGCAAAAATATATTTCTTACAAAGAGTGAGGAGCATAAAAATGACTAACTCCGAACGTTGCCGAGAAGAGTTTGAGAAGTGGGGGAAGCACAATGATTGCTTTGACGCACCCAATGCTGGGTTTAATGAAAAACATAATCAATATGATTGTGACTATGTAAACGACTGGTGGAATATGTGGCAATACGCTCAACACCTCGCCACCCAAGCCACAGCGCAGCGGTGTGTGGAGATATGTGATGAGGTTTTCAATTATTGCCCTGAAGGGGTAGTCGTAATGTGTGAAGAAAAAATATCAGCGGAATTTGGGTTACAGGTTAAATAACATGAACACACTTGAACAGGTTAAAGCATTCCAAGATGGCTACAAAGCTGGCGCAAAGCGCTGTTTGGAACTTTGTGAAAATGAAGTGATGAAAATCAATCCATACAACACGGATGCTAAGGACGGCGCGGTTAGTTGCTGTGCGGTCATTGCTAAAGAATTCGGACTGGAGGGGAAGTGATGAAACAACGCTCAGTCATTTTCTCAGCTCAAGAAGTCCGTGCGATGTTGGACGGAAGTAAGACGCAGTTTAGGCGTCCTTTGAAAAAACAGCCGGATTTTGAAGCGGATGGCTGCTGTCCTGCTTTTTTGAATGAAGTCTCAAAGCATTGGGATTTTTGGAAAATTGGGCAGGGCAGAACAATGCGTGTTGTTTGCCCATTCGGGCAAATTGGAGATAGGTTGATTGTGAAGGAGACGTGGAAAGCCTTTGAGCCACAGACACAAACTTTCGGAGGAAAAGAAATCTTTGCTGGACTGCCTATGCTTGTATACGCAAATCCGCCTATCGAAGGTGAATCAATTATTGAATACAAGGCCGATAGAGACCAATCAAAATACTCATCCGGCTGGAGATCATCGACTCAGATGCCTAAATGGGCTTCCCGCCTCACGCTCGAAATTACGAGCGTTCGTGTGGAACGTTTGCAGGAGATAAGCGAAGAGGATGCGATTGCGGAGGGATTAACTCTTATGGATAGAGCGCCAGAATGGGGAGGTGGAACAGTCTACTCATTCGATGGGAATGACGAATGGATTTGGGGTGCAAAATCAGCTTATAGAGAACTATGGGAATCCACCCACGGCAATGGCTCATGGGATGCCAATCCTTACGTGTGGGCTGTGACGTACAAGATGGTGGAACCATGACCGACTTAGTAACCGAGCTACGAAAAGCGCCGTCTTTAGTGCGTGATGGTACCGAAGCCGATCAAGTTTATGAGATATGGCAATTGCAGCTTAAAGCAGCTGATGAAATTGAGCGCCTTCAATCCGAGCTCGCTGAGTGCAAGCGGGATGGTGAACGATTAAATTGGATGCAGCGCGAAACATACGGGGCAGTTGATTCTGAAAAGTATATGCAATTTCGTATTTACTGGGGTTACAGCCGAAGCATTAGAAAAGCGATCGACGCAGCAATGTCCAAAGGTGGGGAAGAATGAAAGTTATCGAAATTAAATGGTCTTGTGGTGATTGTGGACAGTTGCGCTATCACTCTCTTGATGCAGCGCTTTGTTGCGCTCCTGCAGCAAAAATAAAATACCTTTGTCCAGATTGTGGCGCAGCGCATGACCATGAATATAAAGCACGCGAGTGCTGCGGAGAAGAATCATGAAAGTCAAAGTACGAATAGCGGTGGCGGTTGATACGGACGGCGATTATAAAGCAGTTGGCTCTAGCGGCATCAGAGATTGGCTTGCCATGGAGCAGGCCTCTAGCATTAATCCAAATATTCTGACTAATGCATTAGCAAAATACTGGATCGAAGCCGAACTCGACGTACCGGAAGTAAAGACGGTTCAGGGCGATGTGGTGAGGGTGGTTGAATGAAACAGTATCTCGACTTATTGCGTTACGTGCTAGAAAACGGCATCGAAAAATCCGACCGCACGGGAACGGGTACATTGTCAGTGTTTGGATATCAGAATCGGCACGAATTATCACAAGGCTTCCCGCTTGTGACTACAAAAAAGTTGCATATTAAATCGATCGTGCATGAGCTTTTGTGGTTTCTATCAGGCGATACGAATATCAAATACCTGAATGATCATGGTGTGCATATTTGGGATGAATGGTCAAATGAGCATGGGAATTTAGGGCCAATTTATGGAGCGCAGTGGCGAAAGTGGTACGGAGTAGGCGCATTTATAGATCAAATAAGTAATGCAATTGAACTGCTAACTAAAGATCAAGATTCCAGACGAATAATTGTAAGTGCATGGAATGTTTCTGAATTACAAGATATGGCAATCCCGCCATGCCACGTGCTGTTTCAGTTCTATGTGCAGCCAATGTCTTTACAAGAAAGACGGCACTTTGCATTGATAAATGAACAATTAGTTTTAATGAGGGACAGCAAAGAATTGGAATGTAAAGCTCTAACTGAGCACGGAATACCTACGCACAAGCTCTCTTGCCAATTATACCAACGTTCGGCTGATGTATTCCTTGGTGTACCGTTCAACATTGCGAGCTATGCGCTGCTTACTCACATGGTCGCACATGTAACTGGATTGGCGGTAGGTGAATTTATCCACACCTTTGGCGATGTGCATTTATATAAAAATCATATCGAACAAGCCAAGCTGCAATTGACACACGAGCCTTTATCGATGCCAACACTCAAATTAAACCCAGACGTTAAATCGATATTTGACTTTAAGTATGAAGATATTGAGTTTGAAAATTATCAATCGCACCCAGCGATAAAGGCAGAAGTGTCAGTATGAACCGTGAATTATTGCAGCAGGCACTTGAAGCTTTGGAATGGGAATGGGGTGGTGAACCTTTAAGCAGCTTAACATGGAAAGCTATAACAGATATCAAAGCCGAACTAGCGAAGCCTGAGCAAGAGCCTGTGGCGTGGTTATGTGAAGTTGTCGTTAGTGACTCCATAGGAACAACAACTAATGACACAATTTTATCTTTTCGCAAAAATCCACTTTGGGCGAATGGACAGGAAATAGTAAAAGTAATATCAGCAACTCCCCTCTACACCCGCCCCATGCAGCACGACAAAAACTGGACTGACAAACTAAAAAATATGCTGGTTTCTATGGATGTATCCACCGGCGAAGATGATGCGGATCATAGGATTTTTGGCCGCGTGTGCGAGGTTATGAGTGGCTCTGATGAAAACACAATCCTTGCAATTGAAGAGTCACGGAACTTTACCCTGCAGCGTGTTCCGCTTAACTATGAGCCAAATGGTGAGGTTGACATCATTAACGGTCAGTTGTCGTACAAGTTTCTTGGCTCTCCGGCATCGCTTAAGCCAGGGATGCTGGAAGCGCTGTTAAATGCACACGCACACGCCATCGAAAACGCCGTGTACGAAAAGCTGGGGATTTGATTGTGCGAAGAATTGATTACATTAAAAAGCTTTATAAGCAACGTGGATTAATTTACACAATAACCCTTTTAGTGCTTTTCCCATTTTTTATTATTTATATAGTGATAGCACTTATTTTTATTGGATTTGGTTATTCAATGATGCGTTCAATTGGGATTGGTTCGGATGAAACCGATGAAATTGTTTCGAAAGCGCAAGAAAAGTTGGGGATTAAGTGATGAGAATGGATGAACTTATTGCTGAGCTTCATATTCTTGAAGAAGTGTGCGCTATTTATGCCGATGATGAGGATAGGTTCCTTGCAGGAGATGGGGAACCATACGGATCAATACCAACTGAAGCTGGAATTAAAGCAAGAGCCGCCCGTAAGCGTGTTTTAGAACGCATGAAGCATAACTCAAAAATAAAGAATAACCCATGGAAAATAAAGAACTAGTCGAGCGGTGTAATGATTTAGCTTGGTGCCTTGCGGAACGCGATGGAATAGTAGCAGGAACATGCCATAAATTTTACTTATCCCCTCAAGATCATATTGATATTAAATACTGGCACATGGCCGTCACTGCGTTTGACTTTATCGAAGGCGTGGATGTCGAGAAGGCTTTGGCGGAGATGGAATGATGGGGCAGGCAAAGCTACGTGGCAATTATGAACAACGTAAAGCTAAGGCAATCGAGCGTGACAAGCACAAGCAATCTTTGAAAACAAAGCTGGAGAAGCGACGCCTTTTACCAAAAGACATGGTGTTAATAACTGCAATTACTGCACTGGCGGAGATGGGTGAGTGATGAGTAATAAATTATACAAAATAAATTTTATTGGGCTATATAATCCATTTTTTGTTGTTGCTGAAAACACTGAAAAAGCGCTTAGAAAAGCGAAATTATTAGTAGATCGGCACAACCTTGGATCAGACAAGGATCGCGAGCTGAAAAGTATAGAACTTATTGCAGAAGAAATTTTATACCCGAATTGCGGAAACGTTCTGTGTACTGCTGAATAAAACCAACACCACTAACCAAACTGAAAATTGAGGTTTAAATGGATATTTACATATTTATGGGATTTATCTGGACTATAGGGTGGATGTATTCCTGCGGGGCTCATAGTTACTACAAAATTATTGTTGAAGAGCGAGGCGACAGTAACGACAGGAGGAAGATAGCTGCTATGAACAAGAATGGAGTTCTTCAATATGTAGGACTGTTTTTATTTTGGCCGCATTACTTGGGTTATGGCAAGCAGCTATAGCACACAAACTGAAAATTGAGGGGAAAGATAATGCCGTTTTTTATTGAGTGTTCCGTGCCTTACATCGTCTACAGGCGCGGTGAGAAGGTGATAAATAACCCTATCAATCTCGACCTATGCAAAAGCATCAAAAAGTCAACTTTGGCATGGTATCCAGACAATACAGGAAAACCGGAAATAACATTCGACGGTTGCGATGCTACATGGGCTTTCGACACAGAAACATCAAGAGATGCTGAGTTCGACCGGATAGCTTCATTACAAACCACACGATTGGTTAATGAAAATTGAGGGGATGAGATGAGTGTTATCGGACGAAGTATACCAGCATTCGTAGTAGCAGATGCATTAGCTGAATGTATTAGTGTGGCCAACAATTACAAAGAAACGCATGCTTTAAAAAAGCTGATCGAAGTCGCTGATGATATGAGCTTAATTACTATTGATGAACGCAATGAAAATGGAGATGTAACAAAATTAACTTTGGTTTCATTAAAAGCTAAATGAAATACGCACTCATTTTCTCGCTCGCAATTAGCATGGTTCACGCCGAAGGAAGCATAGGCAGAACCTACTTAGCGCTAGTCGGCTTTACCGAGGCGCGCAGCGAGAGTGACGAATGTATGTCTGAAGCAATGCACGTGGTGCTAGAGCGATTAAAAACACCTGAGCGCTGGGGACTGTCAATCGAAGATATTGTGTTGGCAAAAGATCAGTTTATTGGCGTGCAGGAACTACCGTATCCGCGCAGGCCGCCTAATATTGAACCTACACAATGGCAACGGGCATTGGCCATGGCCGACAAGGTAATTGCAGGAACAGCACCGCGTGAGCCGAAGTGCGCCGGGGCGGTCTACTTCGATCAAGGCGGCGGGGCTGGTAAAGAGGTTTTGTGTAGGTGCGGGAATCATACGTTTTCGAGAGATAGGGTTAATGTGGAGATGGTGAGGAAATGAACCAGTACGATTTCAAAACTTGTCCTAAGTGTAGCGGTTATGGAATTTTGGACAGTGGTAAAAATTGCGTTATGTGTGGTGGAAAAGGAACCAATGGGCTGAGATCAAAAGACGGCGTTATTGGAAGTGGTGAAATCATCATTGAGCGCGCTACAGGCAGATTAGTATCTCATGCTGAATTTAGTTTGGAATTTAGGATTGAGGGGGAATAATGGAGTTCAAAGTCGAGATAGTGAAACGTGGCGAGATTCTTACGCTAATAGCTTTGATTTGCCACGGCCCGAACGAACGCTGGTATCAGTCGGAGGTGGATATTAACCCACCGTTTGATGCAATCGGTTTTCAAAACGCTCTGCGTGCCTTAGGCGACGAATTGGAACAGAATTTGAGTAGTGATAAAAAATGACAAAGCCGCAACGTATACAATTGAGCAACTCACGAAAAGGATAATTGCATAATGCCAAATAAACAAAAACTCCCCGCCCCACGATTGCAGCTTCGGTGGGAGCGAGCTACGAAAAGTGATGAGTGGGATTGGTTTTGCCACTATGAATTAGTGTTGCCATTGCGAAAGCATGATGTTCGTCGTGAGGTATATAACGAAGATGGGGATGTGACACACGAAATAGATGAATTGGTTGTGCCAATAAAGCGACCATCAGGGCGCGGATCACCTGTAGCACCTTGTTCAGACCGTGATGGAAGAAGGTTTTATGACGCTCCTTATCGAGATGGCGCTCATGCAGAATGGGACTCGAAAGTATTAGGAGGCCTGCCTATTTTTTGTATATCCCCACTTAATGAGGTTTTCAAAAAACCAGAGGAAAATTTATACCGTTCAACAGAGATGCCAACCAATGACCACACAACATAACGATAAATTAGTTATACAGCAACAAATAGTAGATCAATGCCGTGCGATTGCACACATTGCAGTACAAATCGCAAACATCCATGCTGAGCTGGCGACAATTTATGAGAAAAATATTCCTGAAAATATTCTCATGGCCGTTGGGAAGAGAACAGCAGGATTGATGGAGCAACTTGGCGACATAATGAACGGGATGGATGCTGTCGATACTGACGATGCTTGGCTTGACCCGATTTTTGATCGTGCTCAGTCAATGTTTTTAAACTGGAAATAAAAATGACCACTCAACTAAACCAGCACCAGCAAGTTTTGTTCGATTTTATCACCGTATCAATCGGCGTATTCAGTCAAGCCGCGAAGGGGCATGTTGACCTCACGAATATGGTGGAAATTGGGAAGGCGATGGATTTGGATAAGCTGAGTGAGGCGATGGGGTGGTTAGCGAAAGTGGAGGTGAGGGGATGATGGCTGACTGGATAATTTTGAATAGGCCAGGGCTTGTTCCAATTAGAAAGGGTCCATTCACGTGCCAAAATGATCTGGCAGAGATGCTCCGAGGGCTTTACAAATTATATCACGATTGCACCTGCACAGTGATTTCAATGCCTGACACATCGTACCCAGAGTCAGGGGTTGAGTGGCTTTCCATCTACGAAAGGCAAAATTAGCATGAACGAACACCAAGTATTGATTATTGATCTGTTAACTGAGTTTGTTCTTGATGCACAAGATTGGAATAAGCCTTACAGAAAAAAGGCAGCTAATGCCGCCATCGAATGGGTGAAGTCTCAAACGATGCCACTCCCAGAACCGCCAAAAGAGGGTGAGTAGATTTATATTTGTTTAGGGCATTGGCTAAATTTAGTAGTTTGAGTAAAGCCCACTTTACACAACGAGCTTTGCGTAAAGCGGATTGGATTTTAGTTAACACAAGTTTACGGAAGTAAGGAATGGTAATGAGAATATGGACTGGAAACCGCCATTTCGTTTTTTTGATGATTCAGATTTGGCAGTAGCGAACTTAGCAGACGCAATACCTAGACCTGATGAGGAATATAAATCAACTGTAGAAATATGGTCAGCATCTAAATATCCCAAGTTAACTTATGCAAATACGCGCAAGACTTTAAATGGGTTGGTCAAAAATGGATTTGTAAAAAAACTTGGTAATAAGCATGGCGTTCAATATTATAAACTTGTTGATGAAAGCGTATTTATTTAAAAATTGGAATTAGAATTTAATAGCAAATAAGTTATTGATTTTGTTCCGATGTCGGAATTCCGATGTCGGGGATTTTAACAGTTTACGGAAGTGCGGCGTGGTATAGGGACACGCACGGTACTGGTACGCGGTATGGACAATATTGCCAGGCTAGCAAAAACATGAGATCCATAGCGGTGCAATTCCGCCACTTCCGCCAATTATTAGAAATAAGGGGATATTATGGAAACCATATTTACTGAGCATGAAGCGGCAGAACGATTAAAGGTAACGGTAAACACTTTAGCCACAATGCGGAGAAAAGGCAAAGCGCCGCACGCCATCATTGGGAGAAAACCGTTATATTCTGAATCCGACCTTAAAAAGATTTATGAGTTATGTCGAATTCCAGCGAAAGAATCGGACTCACTCCAGACAAAAAATATTGGCTCAGCAAACGGCCAGGATCAAGCAATTGGCATCGAACTTGGTTCGATCACGGAAGCCGTCAAACGCTCAGAGCAAGCCTTGGCACTCCAGATTTTGAACCAGCGTACGAAAAGCTAATCGTTTGGTGGGCGGAAAACAGAACTTTAGTAAAACTCCCACCAGAATCAGTAACATTGTCCACCCTGCTTCTAAGGTATTATCAGTCTTATGCTAAAGGCTTAAAAAGCGAAACACAAATAAGAATATCTTGCTCAAAGGTCATAGCGCATAGTGGGAAATTGATGTTATCTGAACTCAGCCCAACAAAACAAAGAGAATTGATTTCTCACCTTTTTGAGCAAGGATATGGCACCGGGTACGTGCGAAGGATTATGGGGGTATTAAAAGCTGCACTACGGTGGGCATGGAAGGAGGAAATGATTGCCTCAGTTCCTAACATCATCCTACCTGCCGAAGGATCGGCAAGGGGAAGGACGTTAACCCATGAAGAATTAGTTTCAATTGTTGACAATTCAAAGTCAGAGGATCATCTTTATCGATTTGTGATTCTTGCTATTGCAACTTGGGCGCGGCCGGAAGCTATCCTTGAGCTTGATCGTGATCGATGTGATACGCAACGTAGACTTATTGACTTAAATCCTCATGGCAGACCACAGAATAAAAAATACCGCCCCACAATTCCAATGGTAGATGCGGCACTGCATGTAGTTGAGGACGTCCCGCAAGGAAGGATAGTGACTTGGCAAAATAAAGGGGTGGCAAGCATTAAGACAGCGTGGAGGCGTCTCAGAAAACGTGCTGGACTAGATGATGGGGTGATCCCCTATCTCATTCGCCATACTCTTGCTACGGAAGCAAGAGGGAACGGATGCCCACCGTGGGAAATTGAAGGATGGTTAGGGCATAAGCGACCTGGGACCAGTGAACGATATGCTAAATTTTCTCCAAACTATTTGTCGGAAACAGCAAAGTTTGTTGACGAGTACATGAGAAGATTACCGTTACGTGCGTAGCAACTGCGTAGCAGTCTATTTGTGGTGAAAATATATGTGTATGATTTATTAGGAAACTTGGAGCGGGAAACGAGACTCGAACTCGCGACCCCGACCTTGGCAAGGCAGATGAATTTAGCAAATTCAATTACATAAGTAAAGTTAAATTTTGTTAAGATCAAGTATAATCAATCTAGTTTTATTTCATTGCGTAGCAGTTGCGTAGCAGTTGTATAAAGGCACAAAAAAGAGGAGTAAAAATATGAAGTGGGTAAGCGTTGACGAACGCCTTCCTCAAGAAGGAGATAGAGTATTAGCTTTTTGGAGTTCAGATAATTTTAAAACTCACGGGCAGGTAGAAATTATGATATTAGTTGAGGATAGCATATGGGCGTTTTGGCCAGAAGAGGAGCCTAGAGAGGACTTAAATGTTAGTCACTGGATGCCATTGCCAGAGAACCCGATATAACATGGCACGAGAACAATTGACCGTAAAAATGGCTTTGGAATTGGTCACCAAGTGGACTAAGAATGCACCCCCTTTTGACGGGCAAAAGGACTGGCACGCTGTTGGCGTTGTGCTGGCAAATGAAGTACGCCGACTTCAAAATATTGAATACAACCGCGACAAGATTCAATCCATCATTGATTCAGCCAAGGCGACAGTCAACACAATTGAATCATACAACGATAAATTGTATAATATGTTATCTATTTTCTCTCATCAAGTTGAGTGACCTTTGCCAGAACAAAGATCATGGACAACGCATTAAAAAATATCTCCCCTATCAATGACAGAATAAGAATGTCAGTCAAAGTGACTGATGAAAATGGGCAAACATCCTATTCAACCAAGTCCTATGCTTTACCTCCTTTCCCCTATTTCCTAGGGAAACAAGGTGGCGTATTTAAAAAAATAAAAAACCCGAATGGCGATCATGTTTTCATGATCTACGAAAATACCGTCTTCCCCACGAGAAGACTTATTGACGATGAAACAAAAGAAGAAAGCATTGAGCTACTCGTGGAATTGCCGGTTGATGGTAAAAAACTTATTCGATGTCCATCAGCAGACCTATTGAACAAAAAGAAGTTTTCATGCTTTGTTGCTTCTCATGGGATTTTATTACACCCATCCTCTGTGTCGCCATTCATTGAATACATAATAGACTATGTAAGATTTCTACAAAAAAAAATGCCAGCCGAGGCAGAATTTTCCCAATTCGGTTGGCGCGATCTTGATACCAAAAATGCAAGATTCGTTTTTTCGGATAAGGTCTTTAGCGCAGACGGGAAAGAGCGCGAATCCACATTATGTTCCTCTCTGCAACATCTGAAAGATTCCCTCGCAAAAAAGGGAGATTTGGGCGCATGGAAAAAATCCTTTTCGGTTTATGAGAACATAGAAAATTCTATGCCGTTCCAGTTCACGTTAATGCTGGCCTTTGCTGCGCCTCTTATCGCGTTAACCCCGCATAACGGATTGATCTACAACATGGTTGGGGAGAGCGGATGCGGGAAAAGTACGGCACTTGCACTTATGTCTAGTGTTTGGGGAAAACCAACAAACAAACACTTGCGTGCTGTGGATAATGACATCCCAATTAATAACACGTTAGGTGCTTTGCAAAGCATTCCTGTAACGTTTGATGAGATGACTACCATTAGCTCTGAGAAACTTGTTGAGTTATCTTACAACGTTACGGAGGGCAGAGGAAAAAACAGAGCCTCCATAGGAGGAGAAACCAGAGTCAATAACACGAAATGGAAAACGTTAATTTGTGGCAATAGTAATATCAGCATGTACGAAAAGTTAGGTATGGCGAGAAATGGAAACAACGCTCATGCTTACAGAATATTTGAAATTTCTGCGACAAAATCAAATCCTGCTTACAGGGAGATAATTGACGAAGCTAGTCATACATCGGAGTTTAATTATGGTATTGCTGGAAGGATATACATAAAGCATGTCCTAGAAAACATAACTAAGATAGAAAAAGAACTTTTAAAAAAAATAAACTTTCTTTCAAAAACCTTACAAACATCAGAAAGGTTTTGGTACACCATCCTTGGTTGTGTTGACGTTGGGTCCACTATATCAAAGGCATTAGGGCTACATAACTATGATGTAGAAAATATCATTGGCTTTGGTATTCATCAAATGGGGTTGGCGAGAGACGCCACCGCCATTTCGGACGGGGATTCAGCTTCAATATTATCAGATTATTTATCTAGTAATGTAGATAAAACCATCTACACGATCAATGGTATTTACAATAACCATAATGAAAATAATTACCAAAATGGCATAACAGTAAGAATGGAAATTGTTGACAATATACCAAGTATATGTTACATATCAACTAATTCAGTAAGAGATTTTTGTAAAAAAAATAATATAAACTTTTCTTGGTTATCAAAAAACCTTTTATCTAAAAATATTATTACGAGTTCCTGCGCTGTGGTATGCCTTGGGAGGAATACGCCTTATCACACTGCCAGTGTAAAAGCATGGGAAATTGATTTAAAAAGGCATGACCTACTACTACATGACATTGTATGAATCAAAACATGAAGGCTAGCGAAAACGCAGTTGAACTAATTAAGCAATTTGAAGGGCTTAGACTCAAGACTTACCTTTGTCCTTCCAATGTTTTGACCATAGGTTGGGGGCATACCGGAGATGATGTTTCCCCAGAAATGGAAATAACTGAGGCTAAGGCAGAAGAGTTTTTACGTTTAGATATGGCGAAGTTTGAGGAAGCTATCAACAGGCTGGTTAAAGTGCCTATGAAGCAAAACCAGTTTGATGCACTAGTTTCTTTTGTATTCAACGTTGGTGAAGCCCAATTCGCTAAATCTACATTGATAAAAGTGTTGAATGGAGGGCATTACAGCTTAGTTCCTGAACAGTTAAAACGCTGGAATAAAGGAGGCGGCCCTTTAAAAGTTTTGCCTGGGATGGTGGCACGCAGAAAAGCAGAGTCAGAGTTATGGAATAAGGAGTAAAAAATGAAAAGTAAATTCTTAGAATTTTTTATTAAAATCTTTTATAAAAGAAAAGCTCCTAACTCTAATGATCTTATAGAAAAAGAAAATAATACAATCGTTGCTCAGGAGCAAAAACCTTTTTTTGATGATGAGAAAAAGAAAAATGCCAGTGATTGGCTCACTCAAAAATGGACAAAGAATAAAGAGTGCGAGATATGTGGTTCCAATCAATGGACATTAGCAGAAGGCTTGGTTATGTCAATGCCATTTGTTGGTCGTGCATTTGTAATTGGCGGCCCATCCTATCCACAACTACAGATTATTTGCAATACTTGCGGGAATACAAAATTCTTAAATGCGGTAATTATGGGGATTACGAATGATAAGGAGTTAGCTAAATGAAAATCATTGTTGTTTTTCTAACTATGGCTTTAGCAGCATGTGCAACTACACGTAAATCTGATGAAAACTACATTGCATATATTAATGCAGTCAAAGAATCTAATCTCATGGAGCAATCCCGCTTCACTGGAATTGCATCTCTTGGAGATGCCTGTCGTGGTGATGCTCGCTGTGTAGAGAACGTCGCTGCAATGGCGGCTCTATCGCACGCAGCAGGTAGTAAATCGCAGCCCGTAGAACAATACCGCCCGCAACAATCCTTCGCGCAACAATTGGCTTTAGGCTTAGTTGGGAATATCGCGCCACTAGCCAATGCCGCTGTAAGCTGGCATCAGTCCGATACATCGGCAAAAGTAAGCATGGCACAGTATCGCTACCTGGACCACGTGTTGAGCAATGCAGTCACCGGCATGTCGGCTACGGCAATTAACTCGCAGCCGAATGTGAATGTTGGCGGTGACTACGTGAGCGGCCAAGCCACTATTGTTTCTGGACATATTGGTGACACCACCAGTGTCGGTCGAGACCTCATATCTGGCAGTCAGCATATTGGCGATTCAGTGGGCCGCGATCAAGTGAATGGAACGCAAATTGGCGGCGATCAAATAGGACGTGACCGTACAGACAATAGTGGAATCATTCACTTAGGCGATCAAGATCGTTACACATCCCCTGGGCCATATGATGACCATCAAAGCAGTGGATGTCAGATCTCGGATTGCTCACAATCACCTTAACCTATTTGCTCTCTCAATAACCGAATTAGCATCTTTGTTGAACTTGGCGCGTAGTGAGTCAAGTTTTTCTGCCTTCACTTTATTAGGCAGCTTGCTATTCAGCACAGCATTCCTTTCATCACTATTCTTTCTTTGCATGGAATTAATCTGTTTCAACAAGTTCAGTTTAGAATTATCCAACTTCGATATATCGACCGGATATTTGCTTTGTTTGTTATCGTAATCCACTTGTTTCTTGTAGTCCTCAAGATCAGTCCTGATTTCCCCTAACCGACGAGATGGGTAATATTCTGCATCACGCGATCTGACTGATGGTAGAAATGGCAAATTTTTTGCCTCAATATCTTGTCCTTTATTCGACTTATCTTTGATAGACATCATGCGAATTACTTCATTCATTGGCGCTCCGCCATATTCTGCACTAATATAGCGCAAACTCTCAGGGTATACGTCCATTCCTGTCAATTCACGTAAAGTATTGGCTGCCCATTTCCATTGGTCAGGTGTACTTGCCAAACCTGAATCACTCTTGAATTTATTCTTATTCTCAAACGTAGGAGTTATAGCATCGCCAAATGTGTTTTTGTTACGCCAAGAACTAAACACAGGACCAATAAACCAAGGCGCTGCCCCCTGCATCAAATCAAATAAATGTTCTTGAGCGCCCTGGTGATAGGTTGCATTTGGAGGAGTAAAAGGAGTAAGGTTTGTCATTAAAATATCCCGTAGCAAACTTACCCCTTCCCGTTTATCCGTATCGCCATAAGCAATACGCGCCAACATCATACCTGGCGCCATCAACAATGGGCCAAACCCATAACTAGTAGGAATCTTGAATGGTTCTCCCCCTAGCGGATCAGGAATCAGTAAATTCTCTGCAATGGTTTCATTCGTTTGTTTTTTAATTTTCTCAGGATCGGCCTCTCTTTGAAGCGTATAGTAAAGAACACCCATTGCCGTTCCAATGGTTGTCATCAGTGCCGCTTTCTTGCCATTATATGAACCATCAGGATTGCGAATAGCAGAAAGCAATCTATCTGAGTTAGTAATAGCAACGCGAGTAAAAGGTTTTACTAAATTGAGAATGACACCAGTATTGCTTTTTTGCTGGAAGTCCAAAAGTTTACGCGAATAAAGTGCCCCATCGCTAATGATTTTCTCTTTTTCCTGCGGTGTTAAGTCACGCCCTAAACGTTTTGAATCCCTCTTTGTCATGAGGGATTCATAGGCTTCTAATGCAGCCACACGGCTGCTCCCATTACTAACATCGCCAAGAGCATCAAGAATATCTGACCCTGCTTTCAGCGCTCGTGCCGTATTTGGAATTACCCCACGTTTAGATATTCGCTTTAACTCATCATGTAATTTATAAATATTTCGTGTGGCGCTATACATCTGGTTCATGGAAGTATCGCCCCCGTACTTCACAAGCTGTTCAATGCGCTTGGCAAATTTCGGGGCATTTTCTTGAAGCGCATATTGCTGACGCTCCAATAAGTTTCTAGGCTTTAATGGAGATTTGAAATAGGTAGACAGCGCACCGAACGGGCCTAAATTCTTAATGTATTTTCCAAGATAAGTGGCCGCACCTTTTGGGCCAAAATCAACAAACATTTTCCCCGATGTTTCTGTTATATCATTTATAACTGCCTTATATAACAAAAATTTTGGATTAAATTTCACGAATAGTCGCCCATAACTGTTCGTGAGACGACCTAATGTATTCGCCCATTCAGGCAATTCCATTGGCTTCCGCATGTTCTTGATCGCAGCTAACGTAGGATCCCCTTTGGGATAAGTAATGCTATATCGTGACTTCCCTGCATCATAAATAATGGTATTCTCATCCTTATACGCTTTACGCAATTTCTCGCCTTTAATCTTGTCTTGCACAGCTTGTTCGACATCATAGCGCCTGATTTTTACACCAGTTTTTGCGCCATAATCCATAGCATTGTTAAAGGCCACTTTAAGGAATTCATTGTCTGCCACATTTTCAGCGGAACGGATCACATCTTGCATCAAACTTAAGATAGGATTTTGAGCAACATTCCCCTCGCCACGTCCTTCTGCCAAGGAGTATTCCCCCGTAAATGCGCCTAAACGTGATCCTTCATTTCCAACGCCAGGTTTCGCATCAGCAAACCCTTTAAATGGCACATACCACTTGGAGCCTAATGCCAAGCGTCTGGCCTCATCTTGATCTGAGAATTTTTTCGATTTCAGATTATTTTGATTGATAAATTCAATCATGGCTTTGCGCTGCGGCTCAAATTCGGCAATTACCTCATCCGTGATGCCTTCTTTCCTAGCCAAATTAACCATCCTTCGTGCCTCTCTATCCGAGAGGCCAGCGGCATTGATTGGCTCTTGTCCTGGGATTCTTGCTCCAGATCGATCAACAATATCACGTAATTTTTCAATATACTCGCCTGGACCAAGTTCACCTTTGGAATACTTATCAAGTAATGCCTCTCGCTCGACTTGAGCCTTTTCAGTAAGTTTAGTGTTTTCCAGATCAAATCTTTCATTAATCTCTAATGCACGTTTCCCTGTATAAAAATTCTTAAGTTCATTAGCGAACCTTGTTGCATCCATTCCTAAACGATTAGAAGTAGTTGCAATCCAATTTAATGCAGGTTGCACATATTCTTCATTTGCCAACGTAGTTGCAGTAGAAACTTTATTTTGGCGTACGGTAGCTGCCCTAAACATATCCGTTTCAGGCGTCACCTTCACTCCTTGCCGGTACAGTTTTTCATTCAAAAACCGAAAGGCATTAAGGTCATTAAAATAGGATTGGGAATACCTTTGTGTGGTAGTTAATTCGTTCAGGTCATCCTTGCTGACTCTCGGTTTTTCCTTTAAGTCAGTAAGTTCAGCAACACGCTCTGCTGTTGTTTCGTTAATATTTTCAGGGACGGCATTGTAAGCAGGCTCATTAAACCCCGTTGCTTGCGGTTCTTTTGTGCGTAATTCTGCCGCTCTGCCAGTCGCACTCTTAGCAAGATTGGTAATGACATCATTATTAATGATCTTTCTTGCAAGTGAGGAAGGTAGGTATTTCCCAATTTTATCAAAGAGGAAAGACCGAATGGCCGTTGCCGCACGCTTCCAAATAGAAGCTGGCGATTGCGCTAACTTGGATTGCACCATGTGTGCAATCGTTTCATTAACCTGGACTGCTGGATTAGTGCCCGCTTTCTTTGCCGATTGCCACGCGGAGGCGATTTCACGCGCTTCTGGTGTGTTTTTTTGGAGTTGGTCAGTAATATAGTTTTCGATTTGTCCATAGAGCTTTTCTGGCAGCATGGCGCGCATACCATAGTGAACCCCTACCTCATGCACCAAAGTTCGCCATTCGGCTCCTGGAGTAATATGGTCGGCAATTAAATAGGCTTGGCCTTCTGGCGTGTAAACGCCACTAATACCCTCTTTTTGATACGCTTCTGGTATATCCTTAAGCCCTTGTACGATCTTGAGAACGCCTGCATTCTCTAGCGCAGAAACCGTTTTCTCACCTATTGCCTTGGTGAGCGCACCACGGGCGTCTGCAACCGTTTTACCGGTAGGTTCTACGCTAACGTCTCGCCCTGCATTGTAAGTGGCCTCATTGACTTCTTGCGCGGTTTCTTCTGACTTTTTTTTTAAGGGGTTGACTGGTTTTGTTTCTTGCGCCGTTGACAGTGATTCTTCGACAACCGCTTTGGGCGTAACCGCCTCTTCTGCAACCGCACGAGGCGCAGTATCGGATTGCGTCGCCTCATCCACAATCTTCGTTAACTGCTCACGTACTGGTGGCGTTGTAGAAAAGTCTGGAAGGTCATCTGGACTCACCTCTTCTGGAGGTGCTTGCTTTACTGTAGGTTCTTCAACAGCTTTTTCAGAGGCGGTTTTAGGCACCAAGTCCTCTGGCTTCAGCTCTGCAAGACGCATCCACTCTGCTTCTAAAGCAGGCTTAGTTTGAGCAAATTGCTCAGGCGTATAGTCATAACGGTCCACCAATAGACTTTCGGCTTCATTTAGATAATTGGCAAGTGATCTTTGCGCACTACTTGGATCCGTTAATAACCTTTCTTTTGGCGGAATGGGAGATTCCTCCAACCCTAAACGCACCGCCTCCGCCACTTGCGGATCAGTAATTGCCGAATTATTAACAGGCGCTGTGGTATCTTGAACTGATTCACGTGGAACAGCTTGCTGTGGAGGCGCTTGTGTTTCGGGTGGTGTGGCGGTGGGTTCTTGTGCTCTCGTTAGGTTTTGGGCTTCTGCGGGTGCTACACTAGCCGAGTTTCTGCTGTCTTTCCTTAAAACATCCACACCACGTGGATGTGCACGTCCAGCAAGAAACGGAAGTGTTTGTGCGGCACCTTGTAAGCCAGCTTCTAACGTTCCTTCGGTAATATCTCTACCTTCGCCGGTTACCATATTAGTAGTGGCGGTTGATGCTGCTTGCCCTAACGATCCAAGTAACGCATTCGTTGGCAATTGCGTAGCGGCATTGCGAATACCTCTTTGCAAAATATTCCCTGCTGCGCCACGCATAAATCCTAACCCTGGCACAGCCCCCATTACCGCACCGACAATTCCACCTGTCGTTGCTGCTGCCTCAGAAGATTTCTGCGCTATGGCATTGCGCAATTGTTCTTTTGGTATGCCCTGAGAAAGCAACTCTTTAGCAAGTGGCAGGCTCAATAGCTCGTTTTCAGGCATGGCCTGAATGCGCTCTAATTCAACATTTCTTGCAGCCTCGCCTTGCTGCACTGCACCACCAGGAATTAATGATGCGCCTCGTGTGGCAATAGCGGCGCCTAATTGAGGCGCAAACTCTGCTGTTCCTCCAGCAATTAACTCAGACAGGTTAGCGGCAGTTAATCCGCCTTCACCAGTCAATGGACGGCCAGTGGCCTGCTCAAATTCAGGACTTACCCTTTGAGCCAATGCTTTCCCTGGTTCAGTAACATTTTCTTTGATTGCCTCGGCAGATCGGTTAGCAATTCCACTACCAATAGCACTTAATCCTGCCGCCAGCTTTGTTTGATCTTCAAAAGCCTTTTCTTTACCAAAAAGGCCGTACAAGCCTTTTCCTGCCAGGTATTGAAGCCTATCGATAGGGCCTAAGTTTTTAACATAGTTTTCCACCATGTCGTTCCCAATAGGCGCAGGAGAAGCCCCTGATCGTGCTACACCAGATAATGTTTCTCCAACTCCTTTTACAGCACGTCCAACAAGTCTATTACGCCAATCGGCTGCTGTAATCCCAGGAGGACTGCCTGCTAATTCTTTTGGAGGCCCTTGGTTTAACTGTTCCTCTTGCTTTCTGAAATAATCACGCAGTTGCGGTAATTCCGCGTGCGTTTTGTTCCTATAGTGCTCGTACAACGTATTAACCACATAAGGATTGATTTTCACCCCACGACTTGCCAATGCTCCTGGTGCTACCTTTTCAGCATAATCTTTCGCATAGTTCAGGAAAGTATCATCGTCAGCATTTGCCAATGACGGGATTTTGTCCTGACGTGCGCGTGACTGAACGTATTCAACAAACGGCTGGACTGGCAATGCGGGTTGCTGTGGCTTTGCCTGACGTTGCGGCCTACTAAGCGCACGTAGAGTATCCATTCCTTTCGTGCTTGTTTGCGCTTGTGGCGGCGCTCCACCAATCAAGTCATAAGTGGAAGGCATTCCAGCCGTATAGGTACCATCAGGATTCAGTGGCATAGTTACGCCTCGTCAACAATTTTCTTAAGTAATTCGCGCCGCAATGAGCGATACGCATCCATGTTCACCGATACCGCAACCATCGGGGATTTATTTTGGTCAAGCAATGCAAAAGGTCGGTTAAGGTCCGCAATGAGTGTCGATGGGTTCCCGTACATATCGTACGTATCATCACTAGATGGGCTTCGAGCAATGATTTTATTCCCGTCCACATAAACATTGGCCTTTTGCCTTCCTTGTTCATCAGGAGGGACGGCTGTCTTTAGCGCTGTGTGGATGCCGTCAATGAGCGCCGCATTCTCTACATAGCTCTCAGAGTCCCCGTTGTCGGAGATAGGCGTCGACGTATTGTTTCGGTAATACATTGTAGAGGTACTCCCTTACGGTAGGCCTTGGGAATTTATAGGGGTTCCCATTATTATCCAAAATCGGCTTGTCCCAATCGGCTGGGTTCTTAGCAAACTTTGGATAATAATGCTCTGCAACCGTTCTAAAAACATCATTATTATACTTATTTAATCGTGCCAATGTATCGGCTCGCATCCGTTCCTCCTGGATTTCAGGAGGAGCAAGTCTTGCTTCCTTATATCCCTTATAGTTATTCCATGTGGAGCTTAAATATTGGTATAACCCAGACGCATCAGAACTATCCGCTGTTGTTTTAACCGTAGGGTCATTCGATGATTCGTAACGACGAAACTTTGGAAGCAAGTAATTAATGATTTGATCTTGGGTAATTCCTTGGCGCAAACCATTTCCTAATGCTGGAGCTCTTTTTTGCGGCGCTTGGAGTGGCGCCTGTGTTTGCGCCGCAAGAGGCTTAGCCATCGCTGGCGCTTTATCTTCGCCAATTCCATAGGTTTTTACTTCACCTGTAGAGTAATTTACAGGTTTACTTTCTACAGGAAGATCATACGGCGCCCGATAGACAGCACCACGCCGTTCCCCTGGCATGGGGATTCGCTTGAACCTGTCATACATATCGGCCATGTTAATAATCCATCGAGTAAGCGTTTCTCAAATAGTTCTCGTCAAATATGTCTTGTTGGTTGTTAGCCTGTTGAGGATTCTTGTAAAAATCCCCTTCGTTATTCGTCATTCTTGGCATCATGGGTTGTTGAGTAGGTGAAGTTTGCACTCCGCCGGTAGGATAAAATGAATCAAGAAAATCATATTGTGGCAATGCTAGAGTCGATTGTTGTTGATATTGAGGGTTCCGATATTGATCTTGCAAATTAAGTAAATATTGTTGTCTTATTTGATTTTCCGTTTTTAGCATCTCCATTTCTTGTGGAGATAATGGCGCTTTACGACCTACTCCTCCCGCCTGAGTAACATCAGGGTAAGCTAACGCCCCTGGCATCACTCCAGAGAAAATATCAGCGGCTAATTGTTGTTGTTGAGGCGTGCGTGTTCCTTGTGGTGCACCGTAAAAATTTGTTACGGATTGGTCAAAAGGAGAATAGTTTCCGGTGTAACTTCCAAGCCTTGCTTGATTCTGAAGGCGCTGCATCTGTGCAGCCTCAGCATCCACATCATACTTTTGCTGCATTTGCTTCTGTACAAATGGATCGTACCATTTACGAAACTCGGCCTGCTGGTCAGAATCACGAAATTGCCGTCCCGCCTGACCAAGTTTTAATACATTGTCCAAGCCACGTTGTGCGCCTTCTGCGGCTGCGCCAAATGGGTTTGCATAAATCATCTGTGCCATAAACTACCCCTCCGCCCTTACTCCACCCATACCGCCGGATATACTCTTTGTTGCATTGGCTAACTGAACAGGCGATACCTTCGATGCGCCTTGCACCGTACTTTGTTGCGCCCTGCTTTCAAAGAAGCCATTTCCGATATTCGATAGTTGACTGCTTAATTGGTCACGCGCATCCATCAATGTACCCATCGATGTAGCCAATCCTGCACGCGCTGTATTCCCCGCACTAATACCGAGATTAAGGATTTCAGTTTGGTGCGCATGACGTTGTTCATCATATTTTTGTTTACGGGTATCTTCATAACGCAATCCCAAATTCGCGCCATCCAATTCAGCATTGAACTTCGCCATCGCATACTTATAGTCTACACGGCGCCCTAACCCAACATGATATTTTCCTAGCGCCCTGCGCGTTTGGAACCACTGCCTGTCGAGCGTGACCTGCCCTTTCGCAACGCCACGCCCTGTGTTGCTTGGGTAGTCTGGCAAGTAAAAAGGGCGTGTAATCGCTTCCGCCAGCGCCGGAGCCATCTTAGTTTGATATACATTTTTGAAGAAATCGAAGTCTTTTTTGTTGGTATCGTAATAGTCTTTTGCCAACGTATAATTTGCAAAAAGCATCCCTGCCTGTATGGCAAGCACAGCGGCCATAGCAAACCCATCAATGCCGCCAAAACTATAGTTGTTAACTAAGTCTCCAACGGTACTGTTATCAACAGCATAATGCGTTTGTGATTGTTTATTTTTATTGGTAAACATGGTTAGGCGTAATTAGCAAAGGTTGTTTCATCGTAATTAGAATTAATTGGTTTTAACTCTGCTGCTGGCATCCCAAGGAAGTTATTAATGACATTTTTTCTATTTTTATATAGCGCATATCCATCGCCCAACACAGCAAAACTATTGCCTAATTTTGTACTGGCTTCATCCATCGCATTAAAGCTGGTTGCCAATCCTCGTTCCACAGTTGCCGCTTCTTTAATGCCATAACTCAACGCATCCATCTGATTCGCCCAACGGCGTTCATTGAATACGTCTCGCTTATGTTCTTCGTACCGAAATTGATAACTAAACCAATCCGTATAGGTACACGCCAAATCCACTTCTAAACTAGTCGATTGCTCTACTTGAGCATTGTACATTCTGGCGTGACGACTAATTGCTCCAGAAATAAAATTAACTCGTCGATTATTATAAATCGGTTTGAAGATATAAAGTGCACCTGGAGGTAAAATTCCAGCATTAAACAATCCTACATAATCAGGATTATATTGCGCTACTGAAAACTGCTCATTCGCAAACGGCAATTCTCCATTTTGCTGGAATGTATTGTAATAAAAATCTCGTTGATCTTTATATAAATTATAATAATCTCTTGCAAGATTAAGGTATTGAAGGTTTATTAATGTTTGCAAAAAAGCTGCCGCTATAGAAACTGTGCTAGTCTCTGCGGCAGTTTTTGCCGCGTCATAAGTATTAGCAACAATATCTGTTACTATTAACGATGATGGTGGTAAGATTACAACATCTACTGCCATAACTTAATTAACCAACCCTTCAATAGATTTTTTAAAATGGTCAGAAACCTTACGCATATACGCAAACCCGTGAAGTTGTTTTGCGATTAACGGTAATATCTCCAACCAAAGATACTTATTTCGATATTCCATTTTATCCCATAAAGGCTCTTTTTTACTTAGGTGAAAATCTAACACCGCATTAAATCCGGCATGATAAATTGGCATAATCACGCCCGCATGTTGCTGCCAAAATGAGTTTTCTGTTAGGGTAAATGAAATATCGGTTAACGCTAATTGAGAGGATATGGGGTGGCTTGTAATGAGTGATTTAAATATTCCAACAATGCTCACCACTACCTCAACCGCACTTACCGCATCCCCCATCCGTTTAGCGTCAGCAGCCAACAATTTCCCAATTTCAGGATCATCATTCGGCACTAAATATTTTCTTGCAATACTGCGAACCGACTCCACCCACTGCGTATAATTAGCAATAATTTCTGCGTTATTACCCATTTACTGGCTCTTCAACTAAATCTCTGATTGATGTAGCTACATGGACTTCATTTACTACAGAAGTTCCTGATATTTCTATTTCCCATTCTATACATTTATGCTGATGTGGCAAGCGAAATGGCTCACTTGAAGTGACGGCTCGGCTCAATATCAGTTTCCCGTCGCCGTAGAGCGCAAAATTGAGTGTCCCTGATCCATCATTCACTACCTTAGCGGCAGCCATTGTGTACAGCCCTGGCAACACATACCGTTTAGATCGCCATTGAAACGGCAATTTTGTGGCATTTTCATAGCCATACCCAGGTAATGGCAGCGTATAAAGTATATTTCCCCACAAGGAAAATAACCCGTATGCCGTAGCAATGTTTACTCCTAAACTTCCAGATGGAGTATCCATTGTCACCAATTGACCTAATGGAAAATCATTCGTTGTGGAATTAGGAACATTGAATAGGTACGCGACATTCCCACAAAACCCATAATAGGTGCCATTCCACCAGGCGGAACGCAAAGCACTATCAAACTTGATGCCTTTTTCGCCAAGAATATCGCCAGGGTTGGCTATTTTCTTGGTCACTACCGAATTGTTGGAAGTATCCAACGCAATTAGACCGTCCTTGCTGGCATACATAGCACCAAAGTTAGTAGTAACTAACGTTCCAGGCACGCAAGCATATTCATTGGTAAACGGATGAATAGTTAACTCTAGCGCATCTGTTTCACTTCCGCTTACGCGCATGTGATAGGGGCGACCTGTGGTTCCTATATAAACATCGTCGTAAAAAACCGCAATATCAACGGCTTCTTCTGGTAGCCATGCACTATTTTGTGGCGGCCACGCATCCCATAAATATCGCTCAGAAATTTGCAAGAATGTTTTAGGTTCAAAATTTTGCATTTGGTGTAACGACACCAACCAACCACTTTCTGTTTCTACTAATCGGCTAGGGAAAGAAAAGTTTTCTTGTGTTGGCTCCATGAATTGATCGGTGAGCAACACATCACCAGGAATTTGATCGGACTTCGCAGAATCCGCTATGGCAATAAAATTAGGAACAACGTATCCAAACCCAGTATAAAAACTACCTTCTTCAACTAAATGGAAAGCCGTTTCTACGGAATTTCCAATTTGCTCAGCGGTGTCAAAATTCGGGACAGTTCTATACAGGCGATACCCGGTAATAATTCGATTAGAGACATTTGCTGTATCAATACTAAATTGAAGGTTGACAATATCCCCTTCAAATAATCCTCCCTCATCCCCAAGGTAAGGAAAAACAAAAGGTGGCCCTTCCGAATTACCTGACAAATACGTCAACGCATACACTCTAGGTATCGGGTAAGTGCTCTGGAAATTATTAGTTATAATTTGAGAGATATTGTAAATAGTGGGGATAGGCAACCCAATAATATACTCACTACCAAAAAATCGTTTCCGAATACTGTTAAAGTACATCCCAACATTGGTAACTGCAAAAGGCTCCCCGCTTTTGATAATAGCATCCGATAGCTCAAAATCTGGGGTAAACCCGCCAAATGTCCAAGGTGTTTTAACTAAGGAAAAAGGTTGAGAAGGATAGGTGCCCCATACTTGCCATTGCGGAAGTGGGCGCAACCAACCGTCCCACAACAAACAGTTATGGGCGATTTGTGCCTGGTCATTGCGCAAATCTTCAGGATTAACCTCCGGCATTAACCCTGCAAAACGTGTGATACGAATACTTGGCATATCATGTGTAGATCACGTTAAGCGCATAACTATCTAACTGAGTCGTTCCAGTCAGTGCCGTATGTTGCAATACTAAAGACCCAGTAATGGGTCCCGTCAATACCGTGGATAATGTTCTCGAGCAAGAAGGCATGTTAGATAAGCCAGCTAACAACGTCGTCCCATTGAACAGACCAAAAGCGAAGGTTTGTACCACGGTTGGGTTAACAGGATCGATCATCTCCATAAAGGCCGTGACCAGCGCCTTCTTCCCCGCAGCAAGGTTAATCGCTATTGTTGAACCCGCTACCGTATTGGTATAGAGACCTGATGACAGGGAAATTAACGACTGTGCGCCAGTGATTGTAGGAACAGTAGAAGGTAGTGCATTTAATACAGCATCCACCCCAGCAGGGGTCACGGAAGAAGTAGAATCTGCCGCGTTCCTGGAGGCGGCTGCACTTGCAGCCGCAAGCTTCACAAGCCCATAATCTGCCGTTGTAGCAATTCCTTGTGTTAGCTGAACCTCACCTACCGAAGGTGTTGAAACCACAAGTGACGCAGTACTGGACGTCACACTGGTAATAAGGCCAGCACCCATATTGGTGATCTGTCCTTGTGCGTTCACCGTAATACCGCCATACGTGCCAGCGGTAACTCCCGTATTAGCAAGCCCTACCACAGGTGCAACCGTTGGCGTGCCTGTGATAGCAATCCCAGTACCAGGAGTAACTACGGTTACTGTGCCTGGACTGGCAGGCGAAGGCGCTGTATTGGTAATGGTAAAGTTTGGATAACTTCCTGTCACGGAAATACCAGTACCATTAGTTAAAATGACAGAATCAACATTAACGTTATATCCTGTGGGGATAGAGGTGACTTGAGCCACACCAGAGCCAGTCACTTCGGTTGGCGGACCGGGAATTCCCGGCGCGGTATTCGTAACAGTAAAGTTAGGAAAACTCCCTGTAACTGATATTCCAGTACCGCTTGCAATGGTCGTTTCTGGGACATCTACCACATAGTTCGGAGCACCCATTACGCTGGCCGCATTAATCCCTGTAATCGTAACTGGAGTTCCCGCCGTCGCCGTTTCTTGGATCCCTACGGGTGTCCACACAAATCGGACATCGGTGCCAGTGCCAAACGTAAATGTTGTGGTTCCTTCTTGTGCACGTGTAATATTGACTGCACCACCAGTCACCCCCGTTACATACACAATTTCATAATTCACACCATTGTTAATGGCAAGAATAGAATAATCACCTACCCCAACCAGCGATGCGATGGTCGAAGCCGCACTTGCTGGTAGCAACATCTGCGTTGCCGAATTAAGCAACGTGGCGGATAAATTCGTTTGGAATCCTAATAAGGCAACAAATGCCATAACTATAACCCCGATGGTTCCATATTGTTAATATTACCATTATTATCAACGGTATAAGGTTTGCAAATGCTGAATTTTGAGCCTACCTGCATTTCAATGGTGCCGGATTTATT